TCTTACTGTAGCCTAATCTACTCATGCACGATGCTATATAGTATCGCCGTCGCATATTTCTTGCAACACTTGTTCGCTACTACCTTCACTGTCAACTGATCACTTTTCATCATATTGTTTGTGTTTTTTTTTTTAATGATACGGCGACCACCGAGATCTACACTCTTTCCCTACACGACGCTCTTCCGATCTCAGGAACTTATAATAAAACTATACCTATAAAAAATATAACAACAAATGCTTCAGGTAATTATGTCCTTACAATAGATAACATAAATGATTTTATAGTTTTAGATTTAAATAGTGTATCTGTTAAAGAATATGATAACGAAAAAATAAAATCACATTTATTAACACATAAAGATGAAAAATTTTTAGTTATTTTAACAAATGATTATCCTAATTTAATAGTTTCTGACGAATTTTTTTCCGATTTAAACGTTGAATTTATTACTACTAAAGATATTTTTCATTATGTTGATTTAATATTTTCATGTAAAAAATTTATATGTGTTTGGTCAGGAAGTTCAATCCTATCATCATCAATAAAACATTATTATAAAAATAATTTGGAAATTGAGTGTTTTAAAAAAGTAATTGACGATAAATGTCCTGAAGGTTGGGGAGTTACAAATAAATCATACTACTGGTATGACAACATAAAATATATAATGATTTAAAATGATTGAGAACTACAGATTAACACAAGATGGTGTTATTGAACAAATAATAAAAGAAGAATTCACTTATGATAAATCATATGGTGATAGATATGGTATGTTTAATCAAACTAGAAATATAGAAAATCTTAGATTAGGTTATATTATTGGTTCAATAGGTAAAGTACCAAATTCATTAATGGATGTCGGTTACGGTAATGGTTATTTTTTAGAGTCGTCTAAAAATTTAATAAAAAATTTATATGGTAATGATATTGAACCCGCATACCCATTACCTGATGGTATTGAGTTTGTATCAAATATTTTAGATAAAAAAGTTGAGGTTATAACATTTTTTGATTGTTTAGAACATTTTCATGACATTGAATTTGTTAAAAATTTAAAATGTGAATATGTTGTAATTAGTCTTCCTTGGTGTCATAATGGATTAGATGATGAGTGGTTCACTAATTGGAAACATAGAAAACCTAATGAACATATTTTTCATTTTAACGAAAAATCATTAGAAAGATTTATGAAACGTCAAGGTTATGAAATGTTAAATTATTGTAATTTAGAAGATAATATTAGAGTTGATAAAAATTTATCCCCTAACATTTTAACCGCAATTTTTAAAAAAATATAAATATGTTTACAGAATTATTTGGTTCAAGTGACAGATTAGGGGGTAATATCGGGGACATTATTTCTCAAATTTTATATTCAATAAATAATAATATATATGTAAAATATCATAGGACACATTTACGAGTATATAATTCGTATAACCAATCATATAATTACACTATTTTTTTACAAACATTATTTGATATTGTTGATTTACATAATAGCAAACTAACTTCAGAAGATTTTACACAAAAAATTGATTTAGCAGCACCAACTCATTATACTGTATGGTCCAAAACATTATTAGACTTAAAAATTGATTTTTTTACTTATTTTAAAGAGAATGTGTATTCTAATGAATTTAGAAATAAATTTATGGAATATGGTAAATCAATGAATTACGAAATACCATTTGACCCTAAAAAAACAATTTTAGTTCATCTCAGACTTGAGGATGTTAAAGGTAGGCCTGATTATGATGGTTCTTTTTGTGCAAATCATTTTAAAACACATATTGAAAATGGTTTTATCCCTGATATTGATTTTGATACTAATTTTAGAAACGAATATCCTCACCATAATAGTCAATCACCATTACCCCCTGAAAGAGTCAAAAAAATAATAGATGAGGTTTTAAAAAACAAACCAAATCATGAGGTTATTATTGTAACAAACCCCGGTGAGTATGTACCTGAATTACCATATAGATATATTGCAAATAATGACCCGTGTTATGATTTATTTCTATTATCTAATTGTGAAACTTTGATATTATCAAGAAGTAATTTTGCATTAAGTTCTTTATTTTTTGGTATATCAAAAGATGTATATATTCCTCTTTGGGGACAAATGACATGTTTTGGACTTTACACCAAATACGATAAAACAAATTTTAAATACTTTATATAATATGAACAATAAAATTATTAATTCTGGAGCATTTTTAGTAATAACTGATTTTAATTTTTTACCTGAGAACTTAAATGAATCTTGGGTTAATGAATATACTGATAATTATTTAATCTATGATAGAGCACATAGATTTGAAGAAAATGAAAAAATTAAACATCAACTAAATGTTGGTGCCAACATATACGATATATTTGATTTTATAGTAACTAACTATGAAAATTTACCTGAAGTGACAATTTTTTGTAAAGGTAATGTAATACCAAGACATTGTGGATTTGAAAAATTTAAAAAAATTATTAATAATACTGAATTTACGTCAATTGAAAATTATATTAGAGACCATAGTAATTATTACCCCGGAGCGTATTCTTTTGTAGATGAAAATGACGGTTACCATGAAAATCCAATTGAGGTAGATAATACCGTAAGATTTATTTTCCCTTCAAAATATGTTTTTAATTATAAAGATTTGATTAATAGTATTTTTGAAGATGCTGTTTTTCCTGATTATACAAGATTTGCACCAGGTGCCAATTATATAATTCCTAAAAAAGATATGTTAAAATATAACAAACATTTTTATGAAACAATGAAAAATTATGTTTCTTGGAATGTTAAACCAGGTGAGGCATATCTTTTAGAAAGAGCTATGTTTACATTATATAATAATAATTTTACAATTAGAGAAGAATATAAAAATGATAACAACTAATTTAACTGGTAATTTTGGAAACCATATGTGGCAATACTCCGTTTGTAGAGCGGTTGCTGAAAAATTGGGATTTGAGTGGGGAATAAACCCTGTACCAAGTCATGATTATCATAATGGAATGAATCAAATGTATTTTATGGATGTTGATTTTGGTCAGGAAGTTTTAGGTGATTTTGTTAATTTTCATGAAAAATGGATAACCTATCAACACTATGATAGCGTTAATATAACAATGTTAGATAAAAGAGTTTATGAAATTGAAGATAACACAAGATTAATTGGTCATAATGGAGCGTTAGGTGGAATTTATCAGTGTGAGGATTATTTAATAGACCGAAAAAATGATATCTTAAATTGGTTTAAGATTAAAGAAGAATATATTAATAAATATGAAAATAAATTAAAAGATTTATCTATCGTTCTTGATGATAATCTATGTGTTTTGAATTTTAGAGGTGGGGAATATCAAAGTATACCAAATGTAATATTAAGAAGGGAATATTGGAATGATGCAATAAATCACATGTTAAAAATTAATCCAAATATGAAATTTTTAATTGTTACTGACGACCCAAATTGTGCTAAAAGTTATATGCCGTTTGAAATTCCAACTATTCACGATGAAATTGGTTTTGATTTTTATCTTATATTAAAATCAAAATGGTTAATAATTTCAAATTCTACTTTTGGTTGGTGGCCAGCGTGGCTTAATCAAGAAGTAAAAAAAGTAATTGCGCCTAAATATTGGTCAAGACATAATGTTAGTGATGGTTATTGGGCGACTGGTGATGTTTATACTCGTGGGTTTACATATATGGATAGAGATGGTATTTTAAGTGATTATGATTCATGTAAAACTGAAGCGTTAAAATACTATAAATCAAAAAATTTAATATAAAAATATGAGAAAAATATATGATTGTTTTTTATTTTTTAATGAATTAGAAATATTAGAATTGAGATTAGAAACACTTAATGATTTTGTTGATAAATTTGTTATTGTAGAGTCAACCGTAACATTTTCAGGTAAAGAAAAACCATTAGTTTTTAATGAAAACAAAGATAAATTTACAAAATTTAAAGATAAAATAATTCATGTTATTATTGATGACACACCTGACGATTTTATAAATTTACCGTATGTTATTAATCCAATAACTGAAGACGATAAAATTAAAAACAAAATTTTAAATTATGTAGAAACATCAGAAGGTTGGGGGAGACATGAAAAACAATGGGGTAGAGAAACATATCAAAGAGAAGCAATATTTTATGGTATTAAAGAATGTTCTGATGATGATATAATTTTAATTTCAGATTTAGATGAAATACCAAACCCTAAAGAAATTGAAAATATTAAAAATAATATAACTAACGAAATTTTTGATTTTAAACAAACCACATATTATTATTATTTTAATTTATTAAAAGAATATGATTGGAGTGGTACTAAATGTTTAGTATGGAATAAGTTAAAATATTTATCAATTAATTTAATTAGACAAAATAAATTTACAACAGATATAATAAAAAATGGTGGGTGGCATTTTAGTTTTATGGGGGGACCTGATAGAGTTAAAATAAAAATAGATGCATATTCTCATCAGGAATACAATAATCAACATATAATATCAAATATTCAAAATAACATTGAGAATGATATTGACCCATTTTTTAGAGGTAAATTAGATAAAGTTAATATTGATGATACTTTTCCTGAATATATTATTAATAATATTAACAAATATTCATATATGATTAAAAAATAAAAAAATATGTACGGTAATACAATTACTGTGTTATTTAAACTAAAAAACATTTAATGGACATAAAAAAAAAATTTATTGTGTGGGGTCATAAAAATAATTTTCATACACATTTTTATATCCACAGTTCGTATTATAAAGCCGCAAAATTTTTAGGGTTTGAATCATATTGGTTAGATGGTAGTGAAGATTTGAGTAGTTTCAATTTTGATAATTCAATTTTTTTTACTGAAGACCAATACCAACAAAATATTCCTATAAATAAAAGTTCAAAATATGTACTTCACCATACTAATTTAGAAAAATATGAAAATAATGATTTAAATTATATTAATTTAGCAAATTATTTAAAACCTTGTGATGAACTAATTTCAGCTTATCATCCTGAAAATAGTGTTGAAAAAATTAATAACTTTTGTTATTGGGATGAAAAAACAAAAACAATTTACCAACCATGGGCGACTGATTTACTTCCACATGAAATTAATATTGATGAAGCAACAAAGTACAACATTAATAATAAAATAATAAATTATGTGGGGACTATTCACGAAAACGAACCTCAAATAGATGAGTTTACAAATATATGTGAAAAATATGGAGTTATTTTTAATGTAACAAGAACAGGTAGTGATTTACAAAATAAATATTTAACTCAAGACTCATATTTGTCATTGGACTTAAGAGGTCCTGCTCACATTGATTGTGGATACTTACCTTGTAGAATATTTAAAAATTTAAGTTATGGAAGAATAACCGGTACTAATTCTGAAAATGTTAAAACTAAATTAGGTGACCATGTTGTATTTGACTCAAATTTAGAAATTTTATTTGAGAAATTATTGGATTCTGAAAAAACTAAATTAATTAGTGAAATTCAAGAAACAATGATTTATATTAAAAATGAACATACTTTTGTGAACAGAATAAATAACATATTAAAATTTATTTAATGATAGCATTAATTACAGGAATTAACGGTCAAGACGGGTCATATTTATCCGAATTTTTATTAAAAAAAGGTTATGAAGTTCACGGAACATTAAAAAGAAATTCAGTTGCTGAAAATCAAACCGCAAGATTAGATAGTGTTTATGAACAAATAAAACTACATTATGCGGATTTAACAGATATGTCTTCATTAATTAATGTAATACAAAAGGTTATGCCTGATGAGATTTATAATTTGGCGGCACAATCACATGTTAGAATTTCTTTTGACCAACCGATTTATACCGCAAATGTGACAGGATTAGGTACTTTAAATCTTCTTGAGGCAGTTAAGTTAATTAAACCTAATACAAAAATTTATCAAGCGTCATCATCTGAAATGTTTGGTAATTCAATTGATTCTGATGGTTATCAAAGAGAAACAACACCTATGAATCCAGTATCACCTTATGGGTGTGCTAAAGTGTTTAGTTATAACATTTGTCGTAACTATAGAAACTCTTACGGTATGTTTATTTCTAATGGTATTCTTTTCAATCACGAATCCCCAAGAAGAGGAACAAACTTTGTCACTAATAAAGTATGTAAAGAAGCCGTTAAGATTAAATTAGGACTATCTAATGAGCTTAAATTGGGTAATCTTGACGCAACTCGCGATTGGGGTCACGCTAAAGATTATGTTAGAGCTATGTGGGAAATTCTTCAGTTAGAAAATCCTGACGATTTTGTCTGTTCTACAGGAATATCTCATTCAGTTAGAGAACTTTGTAATTATGTATTTTCTTCATTAGATTTAGACTATAAAGAATACGTAACCCAAGATGAAAAGTTTTTAAGACCTGAAGAATTACACGATTTAAAAGGAGATTCTTCAAAGTTAATAAAATCAACAGGATGGTCTCACGATTATACATTTGAGACAATGCTAGATGAAATGATTGACTACTGGATGGATTATTATACAATTAAATAATGACAAGAAAAAAAACAATTAGCAAAGACAATCAGTATATTCCTACTGAAGCTAAACCAAAAATGTCTAAAAAAGACCAAATTAGTGGTATGATTAAAAAGAGTAAGGATAAATTCTTAACTCAAAGTCAAAGAGAGTATTACGATAAATTAAAAAAGAATCAAATTACAATTTGTTCAGGTCCGGCAGGTGTTGGTAAAAGTTTTATCGCAATGAAAGCTGCGGTTGATTTAATTGCTGACCATACCTCACCATATGAAAAGATTATTATTGTAAGACCGGCAGTTGAAGCTGAAGAAAAACTTGGTTCATTACCCGGTAATGTTGAGGAAAAATTGGACCCATATATTTTTCCATCTTATTATCTGTTGAATAAAATCATTGGTAAAGAAGCGAGAGAAAAATTAAAACAAATGGAGGTTATTGAAGTTTTTGCTTTGGCATATATGAGAGGGATGAATATTGATAATTCTATTTTAATATTTGAAGAAGCACAAAATGCCACTCCAAAACAAATGAAATTATTATTAACCCGTATTGGTACTGATAGTAAATTTTTTATATCTGGTGACTTAGAACAAACTGATAGATATAAAGATAAAAAACATTCAGGATTATGGGATGCTATTGAAAAATTTAAAAACATTTCTGAAATTGGTGTTCATGAATTTGGAGATGAAGATGTTGTAAGAAATCCGTTAATTACTGAAATACTAAAAAGATATGAAGATAGGAATTGAAATTAATGGTGTTTTAAGAGATACCATTGCTAAATTTAAAATTGTATATGATAAATTTTTAGTACAATCAACAGATGGTATTGAGGAAGATGAAAATAAATTTAACTATTCAATAGTTGAACCAATTGATAGCTTAGACTTATTTAATCATTTCCTATTCCCTTCAAAAGAAGAAATGTTTTCATTTATGTTTGAGGATTGTCCTATGGAAATTTTTGGTCACGCACCATCAAGTGAAATGATGACATTTGCCGATTTAAATGAAATTTATATCAAACATAGAAATAAAATAGAATTTACAATTATTTCTGATGAAATTTCAAAATCAAAACCAGCAACACTATTTTTTTTATCAAAATTTAGTTGTCAATTTGAACGAGTAATTTTTTACAATGAAATAACTAAAAGTCAAATTCTGAATGATTTTGATTTAATAGTTACTTCTAACCCTGATATTCTTATTAATTACAATAACAAAGTTATAAAATATAAAACACTTTATAACGAAAAAATAAACTCGTCTAAAACAATAGAAAAAATTAAAGAATTAGACGAAATAATTACAAATTTAGATAATGTTAAAAATACTGGGGGAACATTATTACATTGATTTAGAATCCGCTCAATCAATTATTAATATAGACACACCAAATTCATCGGGGTCTACAGAACAACAAATAGGAGTTGTTCAATATGAAATAATTAAAATGATGTTAGAAGTTGTTTTAAGTGAAACTGAAGAGGTTGACGAAACCTTAGGTGATAAAGCATCAGCGTCAATACCATTTAAATTAGCATTTAATACATTATTAAATAATAAAATAATTCAAAAATATTAAACTATGGAAGATAAAATTAAAAAAATTGAAGAGTCAATTAAAAATTTAATTGAAAAAAAATCAAGAATTTATTTTTTTGTACAAGATACTAAAGGTAACGCCAAAGCGTCTATTAAGTATATTTACGATATGGCATTAACATTACGAAACGGAGATTTTAATGTTACTATTTTACATGAAAAACCAGACTATTTTGGAGTGTCAAATTGGTTAGGTCAAAAGTATGATGTTTTACCTCATCAAGCGGTTGAGGGTCAAAATTTACAAATTGCACCTGAAGATTTTATTATTATTCCTGAAATTTTTGGGTATGTAATGACTCAATTAACTAATTTACCATGTACTAAAATAGTATTATCTCAATCTTACGATTATATTTTTGAGACATTACAACCGGGTCAAACTTGGCAACAATTTGGATTTACCAAATGTATAACAACATCTGAAGAACAAAAGAAATATATCGCTTCATTAATGAAGATGACTGCAATTGACGTAATTGAACCTTGTATTAGTGAAAATTTTACAACACCTTCAAAACCATCAAAACCAATTATTTCAGTTGTTTTTAGAGAACAAAGAGATAGTATTAATTTCATCAAATCTTTTTATCAAAAATACCCACAATTTAGATGGATTACTTTTAAAGATATGAGAGGATTAAGTCAAGAAGAATTTGCTAATTCACTTAAAGAATCTATGTTATCAGTTTGGAATGATAGAACAAGTTCTTTTGGTACATTTCCAATTGAATCTATGAAATCAGGAGTTGCGGTTATGGGAGTTATTCCAAAGTTAATCCCAAGTTGGTTAAATGAAGATAACGGAATTTGGATACAAGACGAAATTAAATTAGTAGATTTTGTTGCAGATTTTGTTCAAAATTGGCTTGAGGATAATGTATCCGATAAACTCTACGAAAGTGCGTTTGAAACTGCTGAAAAATATTCAGATGTTTCAAAATTTGAAAAAACAATTTTATCATCATTTGAAACTTATTTTAAAACGATGAAAAGAACTTTTGAAGAAGAATTAAATAAACTACAACTAATAGAAAATTAATTATGGAAAATATTTTAGACTTAAGTGTAATTTTACCAATTAAAAATATGTTGATGAAGGATTTTGAAGATTTTTTTCAAAAGTCTATTGAGTCAATTCAAAACCAAGAAATTTTACCTAAAAACGTAACTATTATTCATGGTAAAGATAAAAATTTATCAGATTATTTAAAAAATTACGATTTTAAAAATTTAACTACAACTATTTTAGAGTTTGAGGATGAACCAAATTTTGCAAATCAAGTAAATTTTGCAATTTTAAACACTAAAACTAAATGGGTAAGTATTTTAGAAGTTGATGATGAGTATTCTAAAATATGGTTTAAAAATGTTAAAAAATATATTGAATCTTACAATGATGTAGATGCGTTTTTACCAATAGTTGTAGAAGTTGATAATAAATTAACATTTCAAGGATTTACTAATGAAGCAACCTTTGCGGCTAATTTCTCACAAGAAATTGGTTATTTAACAAACGATACTTTATTACAATATCAAAATTTCCAAACATCTGGAATGGTTTTCAAAAAATCATTGGTTGAGGATTTTGGAGGATTTAAACCAAGTGTAAAATTAACATTTGTTTATGAATTTTTACTCCGTTTAACATATAACTCAGCTAAAATAATGACTATCCCAAAAATTGGTTATAAACACACCAATTTAAGAGAAGATTCTATTTTTTGGGAATATAAGAATGGTTCTGATAAATTATCAGAGAGTGAAGTTAAGTTTTGGGTTTCTTCGGCTAGAAAAGAGTATTTCTTTACTGAAGATAGAAACATAAAATATGTTGCTGAAAATGCTTAATGATACTAAGCGCAAGCTCAATAGAGATTTCTGTTACTAAAAAGAAAAAACAGAGCACTGAAAACTACTTTGACATAAGAGAAGAGAACGCAGTCAGAATGTTCCTGACTGCTTCTACTTTTGAGGAAAAAAATAAAATTTATAATGAGTTTTTAAGATTTCCATTAGATAAGATGATATCTTCAATTATTAGAAGATATAAATTATATAGAAAAGACATGGATTTTTATGAAATTCATACTGATACTCATTCATTTTTAATGACTAAAATTGATAAATTTAGTCCTTCAAAAGAAAAGAAAGCCTATTCGTATTTTGGTACTATTTGTAAAAACTATTTAATGGGTCAAATATTAAAAGACCAAAAAGAAACAAATAGAAAAATATCATATGAAGATATTTCAGGTGATTTAGAAAACGCACCTCAAATGATTTATTATTTAGATATTGAGCAACCTGAGGAAGTTAATCTTATACCAATTCTTATTGATTATATTAAAGAAATCATTGAGGAAAATGAATTAAATGAAAGTGAACTTAAATTAGGATTATCTTTAGTTGAGATTTTAGAAAACTACGAAACTATTTTTCCAGCAACTGATAATAATAAATTTAATAAAAATGTCATCCTTTTATCTTTACGTGAAATGACAAACATGTCAACAAAAGAAATAAGAGCTTCAATGAAAAAATTCAAAAAATTGTATACTGGATTAATACAGGTAAATCCTGACTAAAAAATAATACCAAAAATATTTATTGGTATGACCAAACCAAAGAAAAAACAAATAAATTTTACACAAGAGTCTATTTTAGCTCTTATGCAAGAGATATATAATGAATTGGTTGAACAACGTTCAACTGCCATTAGAATTCAAAATAAAATGATTTCAATGATGAAGGAACCAGAAGATATGACACTTATTGGTCCTGTAATTGAAAAACAACAAAAAATTATTAATGATTGTGTTGAGAAAAAATTAACACTATCTAAGCTTCAATCTAATATATGGGAAAAAAGAAGTAATCAAGAAGATAGTTTTGATATAACATCAATGGATGATGATATCTTACAAGGTTTAATTGATAAAGACATTAACTCTGACATTCAAAAATTTAATCTATAATGGCTGAAGATATTAAAGAAGGATTTAAAGAAAGTAAAGAAAGAGTTAAAGCCATTGATAAATTTACGAAAGTAAAAAATGACTATAATAATTTTATTCAAACAACTACTGATAAATTACAAAAAAAATCAGATAGTATTCAAATAAATTTAGATTCCGCAACTTTAGCTAGAAAAATAAAAGAAAGAGCATCAAATTCTTATGAAGAATTAATTGAATTAATCTCACAATCAAATACAAATGCTACTCCAAATTTTTTTATAAAAATTTTAAAAAATCAATTACAAAATTTACCAAGTGTTATTGAAGAGATTTTATTAAGTTCCATGATATCGGCGTTAGGTTGTTCTCAGGAAGAGGTATATCAAACAAATCAGGAATTATACATAAATGTTGAGTATATTGATTTATTTAAACAATTAAAATTAAACCCTAACTCTATAATAGGTGCGTCTATATATGAAAAAAATGTATATGACCCCACATCAATACCAAGAGCCACAAATAGATTTTTTTACGATTTAATTCAAACTCCATCAATACAACAAACTTATTATGGTACTTCAGGACAAGAACTTTTTAGAATTTCATTTGAGACATTTAATGGTGTTACACAAGGGAATTATTTTAAAATAGTTCTTTTAGACCGTATAAATGCTCCAAATAGAGTTACCGATTTCATTATTGACTATTTTAAAACTTTAAGGTTATTTGATTTTAATAATGCAGTTGCCAAAATTCTTGATTTGGTTTTAAATATACTTAGTGCTAATACTAATCCAGGACCTTCTAACCTAAATGATAATAAAAGATTTATTAAAATATTACAAAGAATTTTGGGGATGTGTTTTGATTATAATCAAGAAATTGATGTTAGTGGTATTTCAAAATACCCAGAACTTGATGATGTGTCTGATACTTTTTTTGAATTCACACCTAATCAATTATCACAAATAGAAAATGAAATTTCAATAATCCGTAGAGGTTATGTTGAATTTATTGATTGTAATAATCTTCAATTACCTATTACAGATGTAAATTATGTTTTTGAAACTATTAGTGAAATAAATGATAATGGTAGTAATATGGATACAATTATGCAAGAAGTTTATTTTAATTTATCCAATGATAATAGATGGCAATTACAGTCAATATTACCTTTAGTATCATATGACAAAAATATAATTAATAATTTTGTAACAGGAGTAATTCAATCTATTCTATCACCAAAAGTAATATTTCCTTTTATTACAATGTCAAAAGCATTAAGTAGTACTATATCAAATTTGGATAACAATATTATTAATGATATTGAAGCTCAATCACCAGGTTTAATGGCCTTTGCTAAAACAAATAGAAGATTTATAATTGATGTTACATCAAAAATAAGTGCATTATTTATTGAGGCGTTATTTAATCAATTAAAACAAGACATTTTAAAATTAGTTAAACGAACCATAAAAGATTTAATTATTGAAAAATCAAAAATGTCAAAATATGCAATTGCATCAATATTAGATAGTATGGAAGAATTAAATAACATTGGAAAAACAGCAAAAGGTGTTGCTAATTTAATTCAAGATTTTAGAAGTTGTAAATCAGTTGTTAATCAAATTTTAAATTTACTAAAATTAACATTACCACCTAAAAAATACATTTTACCAACATCATTTTTGTATTTAACAGAATATCTTTCAGGTGTCTTACCCCAAAAAGAAGTTGTTGAATATATTTTACAAATGGAAAAAATAGGTATCCCAACAGGTCCAGGTATAAATGGTTCAACTGATTACGGTACTATTGAAAAAATAGCAGTTTTCACATCATCTTTCAAAGAAAGAGCTAAAAATGGTAAAGTTGAGGGTGTTATAGTTGCGGAAACGATACCACCAACAGGACAATTAACAGGTAATGTAAGGGTAACTGGAAAATATTTTTAATATGTCAGAAAAAATAAAAGAAATATTAATTGACCATAAATCTAAATCTAATAAAGATTTAGTATTGGCTATGGATTTTTTATCAAAGGAATTTGATACCACAAAAAAATTAGTTATTGAATTAACTAAAAAGTTAGATAAATTAGAATCAACATATAACAAAATTTTAAACGAGTATGAGTCAAGACAGTCATAGAATTTTATTTGGGGGGACTGTCATTGACATTTCAGACATTGATTTGCGTGAACGAATTCGTGTTAAACCTGAATGGGAAAAATTCCAACAAATTGTATCATCTTTAAGGGATATTAAAATTGGAGAAAAATCAGTTTTAAATGACCAAGAAACAGATATAAGAGAAGAATTTTGGTATAAAGAATTTACTGAACCAGCATTTTCAGACCCCTTTGTTTTTTTATCATTTCTTCCTGTTCAAGTTAATATAATTCCTGCGGTAAACGACTATGTACATTTAATTTATTCTAATTGGTCTGAGAATACAGGTAGAAAAAACCAATTTTATTTGAAGGGTCCAATATCATCAATGATGGCTCTTTCACAAGAAAATTCAAATCAATCAAGAAGTACATTAGCGAGTGGAGCGAATGTTAAACCAGGAATTCCGCTTAAGTCATCTAAAGGTTATTTTAACTCACTAACCAAAGGAGTATTTGCAGAACCTGAAGATTTTGCATTATATTCAAAAGGAAGGTCAGATATTATTTTAAAAGATACTGAAATATTATTACGTTCAAAAAAAACACCAATTTTAAATTCATTAGTTTATCCAATTGTTAATACAAAAAGAAGTTTTTTACAATTATCAAATTTTGATGCAAGAACAACTAAAGGAACTAAAAAAACAATAACTCAAAATAATACGGTTTCTGAACAAATTTTAAAATTAGTTGAATATCAAATTACCTATGGTTTAGGTAGTAGCGGACCTTTTTCTGGTATAATAAACATTTATAATTTACCAGGTAAAGGACCTGAAACATTAACTAATAATTTTACTTCACAAATTATTATTACAGGAAATATTTACACTTCTTTTACTCATGAATTTTTAAATATTGGGACTATAGAAGAAGTTGCAGCAATTATTAATAAAGTAATATCAGGATTAAATGATGGACGTATTAATTTAAATTATACAACACCTAGACAAACACTTGACATTACAGATAAAAGATTCCCATTTTATTACCGGCCATCAATTGCCACACAAAAAATTGCCAATGGACCTATAGGGAATGAATGGGAAAACGTAAATAAATTATTAAATTTAGTTGAGTTCCCAAAATCAAAACCATTAGAAAATCCAGGAGCGGGTTTGATATCTAAAAAAGATAAATATGGATTACAACAAATTTCAAAAAAAGTAAGTTATACACCCGTTAAAATTGAAAATGGTGATTTTGGGTATGCGGTATTAGGTTCAGAAAAATTATTTATAGTTTCAAATTCTTCACAGATTCCAGGTTACCCTAAAATAGAATTAAATAGTTCCGAAGTATATGGAATAAATGAACCAACTCTTTCAGGTAATTATTACGAATCAACAAATTCAATGGTTAGAGGGGAAGCTTTAAGAGATTTATTAAATTTAATGGTTGATTTTTTATTAAACCATATCCACGAATATCATAGACGTACTCCATTTGAGACAGCTGAAGGAAATTCTTTTGCAACAACTAAAACAAAATTAGATTCCGAATGGAAACTTTTTGATAGTAAAGTTCTAAATCAAAATATTCGTATAAATTGATATTTATCTAAAAAGAGTAAATGTCAATCCATCGTTCATATTTTAGTAAAAACAATACAATACTTTCAAACAGTTATGTTAATACTGGAAAGTCACCATACACGCAACTTTATTTTGGTTCGGCAGATTCTGTGATAGCTTCACCTGGATATAGTAGATTTATATTTAATTTAGACCTTTCACAACTTGTTGGAAAAATACAAGATAAAACAATATCAACAGGGTGTACAGGATTTTCAGGTATAACACATATTCTTAAAATGACTAATACTTCTTCTTTTGATAAAGAAGTATTATCTAATGAATATACAAGTCAAGGAAGATTAAGAGCGACATCGTTTGATTTAATCTTATTTAGAATTCCATTAATATCAGGAAATACTGGAAACTCTCAGTTGTGGGATGAAGGGGTAGGATACGATTATTACGATGTTCAAAGAACTTTAAACACAGGTAATGGTTTATTATCACCGATTGCCCTACCTCAAGATAAAGCTTACTCACAAAGACCTTCAAATTGGTATCAAACAACTACATTAAGTGGTTGGAGTACAAATGGAATATATGATAATACAAATAATAGTTTAGTTAATTATTCTGATTTAATAATTGTTGATACCCAACATTTTGAATTTGGGAATGAGGATATTGAATTTGATATGACAAATGAAATTAATCAATATCTTACAGGTTCAACATCAGGATTTACAGGATGGGGTGTTGCGTTTTTACCTGAATTAGAAAATTTAACAGGATTAACTGAAAATTATTCTGTAGGGTTTTTTACAAGACACACACAAACTTTTTACGAGCCTTATCTTGAAACAACATATAATGATTTAATACAAGACGATAGAAATTCTTTTTATTCACATAATAGTAACAAACTTTATCTATACTCTTACATCAATGGACAACCTATTACTTTAGATAGTTTACCAACAGTAATTTTAGAAAATAACATAGGGAACACTATTGGTACTTATACAGCGTGTTTAAAAACACAAGGAGTTTATGAAATTACAACAAGTGCCATAACTGCTACAACACCATGTATGTTTACTGACACTTGGTCTAATTTAATTTATAACGGTGTAACACTTCCAGATGTTGTTAATGATTTAACTGTTTTACCTAATAGTTTTGGTTTCTCATTATCACCTGAAAGTAAAGAACCTGAATTATACGGTTTTGACTTTTATGGAATTAAACAAGATGAAAAAGTTTTAAATACTGATATTCGTAGAGTTGGGGTTGTGATTAAAAAGGCATATACTGCTTCACAAATATTAACACCTGTTAGTTCCTATTATAGAATTTATGTTAAAGAAGGTACTACAGAAGTGGAAGTCCAATCTTGGACACAAGTTAATAGAAGTTCAAATGAATATTATTTTGTATTTGATACTAGAGATAAAATCCCTAATGAATATAATGTGGATATAAAAGTATATTCTTCAGGTGAAGTGAATACTTATAAAAAAACACTAACGTTTCAAATAGTTAACAAAAAATGAAAAAAGTAACATTAAAAGAGGGCGAATATATAAAATTATTGAAATTTGTATTATCCGAAGCATTACAACCAGGTGAGGATAAAATTGATGTAATTTTAGATAAAATTAGTCAATCAGGTATGGAATCAATCACACCTGAAGAAAAAGAAACTCTTCAGAAATTTACTAAAGGTATATCAATAGAAGATGAACCATCATCTAAAGATGATTTTATGACAAAAGCTGGTGGTTTTTGGTCTTTTGAATTTCCAGGAATGCCATCGTTTAAATTTAGATATGAATCAACACAAGATACTGAAGATGAAAAAATACATACAGGATATCTAACAGTTGATGATAGTGATTATTATGGTGAAATTTACTGTGATACAGAAGGTAATTTTCAAACTTGTATGTTTGAAAACACAACCGAAGGGACTAATGTATTTGAAGATTATGAAGGATTAGAACACGATATTGAAGTGTTTTTGGATGTTGTCTGTAATGACCTAAAAGAAGATGATATGATTGCGTAATATGAAAAATTTAAATAACATAATTAAAAAAGTACTTAAAGAAGAATCTGAAAGATATATGTTTTTCAGTAATTTAGAACAAATGAAAAGACAATGTGGATTATTATTAGATTTAGACCATGATATGGTTGAAAAAATTCTATCTAATGGGCACGATTGGGCTCAAGACCACATTGCTGAAGCCAAAAATAATATGGACCAAGTTTTTGATTTCTTAATGAATGAAACAAAAAGTGGTGACATGTGGAAATCTGAAGAGGTTATTGAAAATATTAATTTTGATGATTTAGCTCTTGCAGATGAGGCGGATGGAATGGACCCTAATAAAGCACTGGGATTATCTATGACATCTATGACTGAAGGTCGTAAAAAGGCAGGTACTAAATTATGTGCTCGTGGTAAGGCTGCCGCTAAATCAAAATTTGACGTATATCCTTCAGCTTATGCTAATGGTTATGCTGTACAAGTTTGTAAAGGACGTATGCCAGGTTTAGATGGGAAAAAACATTGTTCAGGGGCATATTGTTAATCAATTATTTTGAATTATTAAAAAATCATAGTATATTTGTAGTCAAATCATAAATGACATGACTATAATTAAAAAACTGTGGGTTAAATATCGTCTATATTTACGTAAATTAGACCGAAAGGACACCGAATTTGACATATATATGTCAAACGTGAGGAAATGTTCCACTATATGTAGAAAACTCATCCATTCAGAAGATTCTGAACTAATTATTGCCCCTATATCTGATAAAAAATATATCCGAAATGATAGATTAGGTATTTTTATTACAATGGATGGTGGACAAGTTACGGTTACAAATCATACCTACAGTTATTTTATCAAATTAAGTAGTACTCAGTGGGAAAAACTTATTAATTATTTTCGTAAAGAAATGGAGTTAAGAGCAATGAATATTGAAAAAGAACTTGAAACTCAAATAAATCACTCACTTGATAATATTTATAGTAAAATAAATTGTTAATATTTAAATCATGTCAAAGTTAGATACACAAATAAAAAAAGCATTAAGAGAGATGTCAGAAGAACCAGAATACGGAAGACTTGATAGAAGTTTAATTCAAGACGTTATTGATAGATTACTGTCAGATGAAACAGGTGGATATAGAGGTGCTTTAGAAGCCTTAAATTCTGAATTTAGCACAGGTCAATATTCAAGACCAAAAAGAGAATACGAACCTCTTAAACCAGGTATTAGAGTTAGTAAAAGTATCTATTAATCTAAAGCCTTTCTAATTAAATTGATTAAGACCGATTCGTTGGTCTTTTTCTTTTTAGGCTTATATGATGTCATAATTGGTTTTTGTCCCTTTCCTGTTTGAGTATCTTGTTTTTCCGCCTTTCTTTTTTGTTGACAAGCGGCACGTTTTGCGGAATCAGACATTTTTCCCGCAACTCCAGCTGCACGACATTTAGGATAAGCTCCTTTAGAAGTATCAGGTCTACCACAAGGCGGGTGTTTACCATCTACTTTTTTACATATATTAACCCAAGGACCTTTTGGTTGTTTGCTTCCTTTAGGTTTTTTCTTTTTACCAAACCAAACACCTAAATCTTCATTAACAACATCTTTATTTTCTGTTGGTGTTATAATATGTTTTGATTTACCTTTATTTGGATGGTCTTTTTCGTTATAACCATGTTTAAAAGATATTTTTCCTTGTATTTCTTTTTTATTTACAATTTTATTATGTTCATGTTCAGAATCAATTAAAAATGGTGATAACACATGTTTATCCCATTTGGGTTTTTTAAATTCTGCAGGTGCATTATATTCACCAGAACTTACAGTGGCATCAGTTGCCTCTTTAATTTTTTTCTTACCAAAAACTTTTTTAAGTAATTTTTTGTTAGGTGGATTATCATTTAAATCACTTCCATCATCATCATTTAAGATAGGATTTCTTTTATCTGATTTTGATATGGCCACTGACATTTCTTCTTTTCTTTTAACACCTTTAGTTTCAATATTACCATCTAAAGAATCAACATATATTTCAGCATTGTCATAACCATTTAAAGATAAAGTAAAAGGTTCTAAAGTATCTTTGTCCCATAATTTAAAACCGGGTCTTAAAGGTACTCTAAAACTACCTGAACCTCCTGAAGTTGTTGCTTCAGATATGTAGTTATCATATTCTTTTAATTTTTTTAATATTTCTAACAGATGGTTACTTTTCATAATGACAATTATTTCGTATCATTATATAAATATCTAATATTATGGAAGATTTAACTAATGAAATAAAAAATCAAATAAACCATTTATCACCAAAAACTGTTTTATTTGATACTTTTGAATTTAATACAAATGAAGATTTAGATTATTTTATTTTAAATTTAACTAAAGAAGATGCTAATAACTGTATTATACAATCATTAGTTGCCGCATACAAACGAGGAGCATTTACCTTAGTAGAATCTGAAATAATATCAAAATCTTTAAGAATGTTAGACAAATAAAAAAGGGACAATTTCTTGTCCCTTTTTATTATTCATTAAGATAAGATTATCTTAATTCGTTTAAGTCAAATGTACGAACACCGTCAACGATGATACGTCCGTAGAAACGGTTATTAACCATTTTCTTAGCGTAACGTGTCATAATACCCTTGATTGGAGTAAAGTTGAATGGGTTATACATAGTTGGAGTTAATTGTAGTGGTACGTATGGAGCGTAGATATATCCAGTATCCAATAAAGAAGTACCTTTGTGACCAATCAACACAGTGTTTGGTGGGAAGTATGGGTCACGGTATACTTGGTAACGACCACTTAAAGTACCAACTCTTTCAATACCCATGTTGAATTGGTCTTGCTCAGGAGCCGCGTTTGATACGTGGAAGTATTCCAAGTCATCAAAAATAGCACTGATTTCAGAAGATACAACAATCCAGTTTGCTCCACCTCTTAAAGTAGACTTGTGGATTTGAGCTGAAATTTGGTTGATTGCAGTAATCAACGTTTGATTCCAGTCCTTTTGAGTATAAGGAGTTGATTGGTTATTCAGACGCTTCCATCCGTTGTAATCCCAACGTAATGTCCACGCTGCACCTTTACGTAAGTCACGTAAGATTTCACGGTCAATTTCAGCAGCAACTTGTTCAGATAATAAAGCTGTTAATTCAGCTTCAGCATCAATGTTGTGGAACGCCGCAACGTCTTGAGCAAGTTCTGGAGACCATTGTGCTCTTAACTTTCTTTCAGTTACAGAAACTGTTACTGATTGAAGGTCAAAAGAAACTTCACCAATTCTGTCTTCAAATTCCATTTCTTGGTAACGCTTCCAATATGCCTTAACGAATGAATCGTTAGTAGCACCTGAACCAGCTAAGATAGTTGTTCCTGTGTATCCATCAGGAGTTGATTGACTACAAGAAATACATGCTGGAACTTGTAAGTCAATTTCTAAGATGATGTTACCATCTTGAGAACATACATTATTATAAGAACCACCGTTACCTGGGTAAGACACAGTACCACGTGGGATATCAGGGAAAGTAGTTGATTGAGTACTACCGTACTGTACAATACCTTTACCATATTTTTGTGTCACAACACGATATAAAAGTGGAGTATAAAGTCCAACATTTCCACCTGAAGTATTGATTTGGTTAGCCAAACCTTGTGATGGGAAAAGTGTTAAATCAGATAAGAATGTTTCAGTATCCATTTCTTGTCCATCAGGAGCAATTAATTTACCCTCACCAGCGTTTGTGAAACCTGATAAAGTGATAAGAACTTTTCTATATTCACCAGCACCGTATGCTGAATAGATTAATGTACCGTTTGACCAAGCAACAGTGTTAGTTGCACCTGTCACCCAATACCATGCACCTTTTGAATAATCAAAAAGACCACCTGGGTTTAACCCTGGCTCAGTTCCTTCGTAGAATGCATCATAAAGGTTTTTAGGATATGCGTTTGAATCATTATATCCAGCACCTGGAGTTGATGGTCCATTTGGAGAACCATATGGAGCTTGGTGATTAGCAACACCTGGTACACCACCTGGAGTTGATGTAGCACCAGTATAACCTTGGATTTGAGGTACAAAGTAGAACAATTTACCAATTGGTAAGTTCATAGCTTGTACAGAAACGATTTCGTTAGCTAATAATTTAGAGAATACACGTCTGATGATTGGGAATACAACAGTTTCAAATGAACCTGATGCTCCGTCAGTCGTAGCTTCGTTAATTAAATGTGATGCTTGGTTTTCATATAACTGAGCAACGTTTTCTTTTAGGTGGCCTCTAAGACCTTCAAGGAACCCTAATTTGTCCCATTTGTTTATAGTGTCTTCTTTGATAACTTTCAAGTGCTTAAGACCGATGTTACCTACTAATCCACTTTCTAATAATGCTCCCATTTATTTTATAGGTTTTTTATTTTTTAGTTTATTTTATTATTTTTGACATGATATCTTTCATTCTTAAGAATTGAGGATTCTCATAAGTCTTAGATTCAATCAGATTAACTGCTGAACCTGACTGTGGAGTTTTTTCAACAACTCTTTCAATAGATTCTGTCATTTGAGTTTTAGTAGTGTTACCACTTAACTCTTCTTTTATTGTCTTATAAAGTGCTTTAGATTCTTTAAGAGTATCTGCTGAATCAAATCTTCTTAAAACATTGATTTTCTCTTGTTTTGAAGTTGAGTGTTCAGTGAACAATCTTGTTGCATAAGCTAAATTTGAATTAAATACTGCCACTTCATTTAGTTTATCTCTGAACATATTTAAAGCTTTTCTGTATTCTTCATTTTTCGCTCTTAACATTTCAAGTTCTTCCATAATTTCACGGCTTTCAAAAGTCAAGTTTCTGTTTGGAGTAACTGCCTTTCTTAATCCACGTCCTTTTTTAGAACCAAATCCGTAAGTACGAGCGGCTTCTTTAGCTTCTTTTTTTGTGAATTTTTCAGAACCTGTTGGACTATCCATTTCAAACATTTCACCTTCTTTGAATTCAAACTTAGGTTTACCTGTTCCTTTAGTTGGATTAGCGTGAGCTTTCTTTTCGTTAAAACCACCTTTTGATTTTTTATATTCAAATTTGGCTTTACCAATTGATGCTCCTTTACCAACTTTTGGTTTTGTAGATTCAAATACTACGTCTTCTTCAAGTTCGTATTCTTCTTCCTCTTCTTCAGACCAACTTTCTTCAAGTTCGTACTCTTCTTCTTCAGCTTCTTCATTCATTTCAATTTCGTAAACGACTTCTTCTAATTCGTCTTCTTCATCTGAGAACTCAAATTCTTCCTCTTCATCTTCAGAACCATTTTGAATAAGGTATTCATCGTCTTCATCTTTTAAATGAATAAAATCACCTTCTTTCTTAATTTCAAAAGAATCAGTTGGTTTCATTTCTTTGAAAGCTTTTAAAACTTTCTCCATTGGTTCGTCAGATAAATCTTGAATCTCAATAGAATCAATTTCGTCATCACCACCCATATCAGATAAATTTGACATGTCAAATTCGTCTTCTTCAGAATCGTCATCATCTTCAGTTCCGAATTCAATCTCTTCCTCGTCTTCTTCAGACTCGTCACCTGATTCAAATTCGTCATCTTCTTCTGATTCATCTTCAGATTCAAATTCGTCTTCAACTTCAAATTCATCTTCTTCTTCAGCCTCATTTTTCATAGACTCTTTTACTAATTCGCTAATTTCTTCTTTCATTGTAGAATGAAGTATTTCTTTTGCGTTTTCATTGATAGCTTCTTCCAAATTTTGTATTTGGATTAATGCTTCTTCAACTAAGTTTTTTTCTGCCATTGCGTAGTTATTTTATTAAATAAATATGTAGATGTTTAGAAAAATTATTTTTTTTTAGTTTATTAATAAAAAAAGGGGACTTTTGTCCCCTTTTAATCTTTTTTTAATTTTTTTGTTTACTCAAACACTTCGTCAATTTTGCTTTCACTTACCGAAGTAATTCTCCAATCATAACTAAATGATTTGTAAGCTTCAGTAACTTTAGCTTCAACATCAGTAACAGAATAACCTTTTACAAGTTTTTCTTCTCTTACCTTTTTAATTTTTCCTGTGTTTTCATCTGGCAAATCATATTGGATTTTTGCCACAAAATATTTTTCGTCCATTTCCATAATTATTTATTTTCCTAAATAATCGGTAAGTCTTCCCATTAAATCAAGCGATTTGTTAACTGTTCTTGCAGCTTTCATTTCATTTTCTTCTTGTAAGTTTTCTTCAAACGCAAATCTACCATCAGGTTCAGTAAATAAATAAGCTCCTGGTGTTGATGGTGAAGACACTAAGTCAAAACAAATTAATTCAAAATCATCCTGTACTTCGTTTTGGTCCCCAACCTTTTTAAGTGAACCTACCCCTCTTGACGATATACCTAACGTTACACCTAATCTTAATAGGTTTGCCGCTTGGTCACCCTTTGTTGATACGATACCTCTTTCATGGAACCCTGGTGAAGTCAGAAGTAATAGTTTACCTAATAGAACATTACCATCCCACCACATCTCTGTAATCATGTGTGATACTCTATCTAAATCTATTAATGAAGACTCAGGGTGGTTAAGTTCTGACAATGCAGTTTTCTTACCAATATAGTTCTTTATATAATTTTCAGATTCTCTTTTTAGAATTCTTTCAGGATATATTCTACCGTTTCTATTTGGTGTGTTATATTTTTGTAGAACGGCATAGAATTCAAATGGTTTAGAATAATCTTTAAAGTCTCTACTCTCTTGTAGAAATGTTTGATTATTCTTTTCTGTTGGGGAAACATATCCCGCATCCATTTCAATTAAAATACCTTTTCCTGTCTCTCTTGGTCCTAATATTTTATAATTTTGCATTTTACCTTTTTATAGATAAATATTAAATACTTTCCATTTTATCGGTAGTATTTAATTTATCCTTCTTTGTAAGATAAAATTTAAAATATTTTGAATTTTTAAAACAATCTTTTTCTATTGTTGATATGATATTTTTTAATTCGTTTTTTAATTCACTTGATTTAAAATCTGTGTCATTTTTCACAAAAAAAGTTATTTCTAAATTCATAAAAGACCTCTTGTTTAGAGATATACCACTTGTTCTTAAATCTAAATCAACAATAAATTTATCATTAAATAAATTATTGTTAATTATTTCACTTAAAACTGTTTTAATATTTTTATTGAGAATTGATACGGGTCTCATCCAATCCATTTCTAACCCTTTTGGTTCAACCCAAGATTGTATATTTAGATAAATTGATTTTAAACTTTTTGAATCCACTGTTCCATACGAGCACTTAATTTGTTTGTAACCTTTCATTACACAACTTTTTCCTTTTTTCATTTACAAATTTTTCATATCTTCGTTTATTTATTTAATAATAATCAATAATAACAAAGTTGTCAAAAAAATGTTAATTATCCCTGTCAGAAATAACGAGGTAGAAAAAGCCCTCAAAATGTTTAAACAAAAAGTAGTTAAAACTCAATTAGTAAAAAAACTACAGGAAGGAAAATACTACAAAAAAAAATCTGACACAAAACGTCAGATTTTAAAAAATGCGATGTATAAAAATTCAAAAAATATTGAATTATAAATTTTGAGTTAAATTTAATAATTTAATATATTCTTTTTTAGATGGTTTAACATTAGATAATCTTTCTTTTGTTTCCGCTAAAACTTTTGTTAACTCTTCATCTGATTCAGAAATAAGTACATCAATTTTTTGAATTGCATTTTCTTTTAATTCAGTAAATTTTGTTTTTAAATTTTCATCCTTTGATGTTAATATTTCTTTTACTGAATTTCTTTCAGATTCATTTAAATTATCTAAATATTTTTCAGCCGTTGAATTAGCAATTTTTAATAAAGAACTAATTGGGACATTTGTTTTTTTACTTTCAACAATCGGTTTAGTTTTAGATAAACTTTCAACAATTGTTTTTTTAGCCAATGATTTTTTTTCAGGGTTTGATAAATCAACATATAATAAATTGTCAATAATTTCGTATTTGTTTTCAACTATTATATCTTTTGTCCATTTTTTTATAAAACTTAAAGTTTGTTCAGATAATTTAAGTTTATTGAATTCAAAAAATAAATCATCAGCTAAGTACCTTGATGTTTCCTTATCTAATCCTTTATTCTCATTTAAATTATCATAGATTGACATCATTTTACAAAAATCTTTATTTTTTAAAAGTTTTTTGTTAAACAAACTCATATCTGATTTAAGTGAATCTTGTCTAAACGATTCAATTAATTTATTCTCAACTAATGTTTTTATTACTCCGAATTTCATTTTATAATATTTTTACTATAAATATCAACCTTTAAGTAGTTTATCTAATTGAGTACCCATTTCTCCTAAAGATTCTTGAACACGCCCCAAATCAATTAGTTCATCTTCATGTAACATTCCTGAATTTTCTAATAAAATATTAAGTTCAGAATTACGACTATTATCACCTTCAGGTACTGTTGGAGCCGCTTCTGCAGGTGCTGGTTCTGCAGGTGCTGGTGATTCAGGTGGTGAGCTTTCACCTCCTCCAAAACCGCCTAAATCAGATGATGGTGGAGCTCCACCTCCTTCTGACGGTGCTCCTGCTGGTTCACCTTCTTTCTTTCCATATAACTTATCAAGATTATCAAATAACCCTGTGTGAGTAATAACTTCAGCAGTTTTCTTAAGTTCTTCACCAACAGCTCTTTCAATACGTTGTTGTTGTAAATCAAGTTTGATTTCTTCATCAGAAAATCCAAGAATGTGTTTCTTAGCCCATGATTGTGAAACTGCCGCAATACCACTACCTGGGTCCGCAACCAAATCTTTATAAAGAAGAATTTTTTCTTTCCATACATCAATTTTCATTAAATCCGCCTGTGTTGATGGATTTGTCAAACTTAATTGGAAATTAGAAATTTCATCTTCAAATCCTAAAATGAATAAATGTATGATTGCAATTTTATTTAATTCAGAAATCATATTTTTCTGAATTCTGTTAATAGTTCTTGCAAAACGAATATCTTGTAATGATAAGTTCTTACCATCACCAACAGTTTCTTCAAAACCTAAAAACGCTTTAGGAACACGAAGAGCCGTTAACAATTTCTTTTGGATATATTCAATGTCCGCAATCTCTGATAGGTTTGCAGCTCCAGGTAATGTCTCAATAGGCATTGTTTGTGTTGTATCCCTAACAGGAACAAAATAATCTTGGTCAACTGCCATTTGATTAAATCTCATATCAACATTCCCTGTCTTGTGGTCAACAGTTTGACTTCTCTTAAACTTATTGGCGAATCTTTGGATATATGGTTCAACATCCGCATCATCCATGTTACCAACGAATACTTTAAATACACGTCTTTCAGGAGCTCTTGATGTCCTATAAATCAACATAGCATCTTCTGACAATAATAATTGTTTCCAAATACGTCTTGCCTTTTCTAACATTGAAGTACCATAAGGTAATCTTCTATCATCACCTAGCAATCTAAAGTGAGCAATTTCCCATGTGTTAAACTCTAAATCTTTTTGTTTCCATTTAAATTTTAAATGTTTTTTTTCAGGGTTTGTTGTAGAATCTGTAGAATGAGAACCCATACCTGCTTCCAATCTTTCAATCTCAATGATTGGTAGCTGCATACAACCAATAATTCCTTTCTCAGGGTCTAATTTTAAATAAACAAAGTTATCACCATACTTACAAGTGTTTCTTATCCACATAGGTAAGTTGGTGTTAATGTCTAAAGCGTTATTAAATAAATCACCTAAGATTGATTTAATCCTTGACGACTCAGAATAGATTTGTAACATATAACCATCTTGGTTAATTGTTGTAGATTCTTCAGCGTAAATATCTAAAGCTGCACCAATTTCAGGTGTAAATTCCATTGACTCATAGTCATAAAAAGACGCTAAACGAGTTGGTTCATAGTAAACCGCTTGGGTATACAGATTATTTTCAATTCTACCCCATTGGTTTGCTAAATAATATGTTTGTTGGGCTTGAAGTTTTTCTCTTTCGTATTCTGATTTAGAAGTTGTCTTTAAAAGTTCTTTCTTATCATATTTGTAGGTAGGGTAATCTTGCCCCAATAAAGAATTGGGTCCAAATGTTTGAGATAACCTCTGCCATACCGTTAGTTTATTTTCACTCATACTAAAATATAAATACTTTTAAATTAAATTAAAGTTTATTAGGCATTAGCATGTAATATACGCATTACCATTTATAGTTGCTAAATTTAAATATACATCAGTATTAGCTGTAAGTGAATTAATTTTAAATGGTTCACTTAATCCACATAAACTATTAAAATCACCAGAAAAACTTCCTGTACCATATTTTATATTAGTATTATTATACATCAAACCAATCCATATACTTTCACCTGCATTAAAATTATTAAGGTTATATCCATAGTATCCATTAGCAGGAAATCCTGGTAGTGAGTAGTAATAAAGTGATGTCCAAGTTAATCCGTTATTAGTACTTGTGTAAATAGTAACAAAGTTATTAAAATTGCTTTGACTTAACAATCTTACAGTTATATTATAAACATTTGTAGGTGTACTACTTGGTGTTGGAGTCGGTGTCGGTGTATTTGCAGGAGCTGTACTTGGTGAAGGTGTCTTACTTGGTGTCGGAGTTGGCGTTGGTAAAACATTATTTAAAGGTTGATTTGGTTTAATACGTAATTTATCAACACTTTGTATATTAGCTGTTAAAATACCTAAACCAGGTATAATCATTCTTGTACCAGCGTTATATGTTTTAGATTTTCGTCTTTTAAAATATCCCATAATTTTATCGTCTTCCTCCGAATAACCATAAATAGTTTTCGTAGTCGCTTTTCGTAGCTTCTCGTTTAATGTTTTCTTGTTGATGTGGCATGACAGGGTCCATAAATTGTTTTCTGTTAAAATCATTTGTATTAACAGTCCATGAATTAATCATAGCCTTTGTTTGATTTGTTACCTTATTAAGTGAAGTAAATGATGACTCACCAACATAAAGTGCCATAGCAACTGACATAATTAAGTCATCATGTTGTCCCTTTTGGTGGTCAGGTCGTCCATTCATATAAATGAATGTGTTCATTTCATTTAATAAACGAGATGAATTTATTCTAAATCCATGTCTTAGATATTCTTCAAAAGTTGCAATAATCTGAACTCTTTTAGCATTAAAATTAATCCCTGGTATTTTTTCAGTTGCTTTTGGGTCGTATTTCCATTTATTAGATACATCAACACCATCAACATACATGTTTCTATAACCCAACTCTCTTAATCTTAAAGATGTTGTAACACCCATACCACCAGTAATATCTATAACAATAAATGCATTATACATATTACCCCACTTATAACATATTTCAGCCAAAGTATCAGGAGGAAGTTTCCCAACGTATTCTGCAACCTGTTCTCTTGAATCAAAATCAACAATTTGAAATGTTGAAAAGTCTTCACTATCCCCACGAGATACATCAACACCCATAATATATTTTTTACCCATTTCAGGTTCTTTCCATATCCATAGTCCACCACCCATCATCTTTGTAGGTGGTTCTTTAACCATATTTATCCTTAAGTTTTCCAATAAATCAGTATCAAATACGTTATCACCTGAACCAAGAAATGCACATTCTAACTCTTGATTAACTTTACGTTTATCATACTTAAGTTTTTTAACCATTGACTCATACCAAGAAGAACTTGGTTTGTATCCTTGAGCAATCAACTGTCTAATTTCATCAAAGTTTTTTTCTTTATCTTTATATTCGACAATCTCAACATTTTGATATTCATTACGATTTAAATAATAATGAATAACATCTTTAACATTGATTAATGATAAATCTCTCGCATATCTTGGGTCTTTCCACCATACCATTTCGGAAATTTTGAATTCATTCATCCCCTTTAATGCCTGGTCATAAATTTCATAGTAGATTGGGTCATATCCGTTTGGTGTTGACACAACTATCACTTTACCACCTGTGGATAAGGATGCCATACAGGCCGCCCAAAAATCACCATCAGCATCAATGTAAGCGGCTTCGTCAAATATTAATATAGTTGGTGTGTAACCACGGAGAGCATCTTTAGATGTTGCAACCGCCTTAACTTCACAACCATTGGTTAACTTAAAATGTCTTTGTGAATTTTTTTCAGCAGAAAACCCAACACCTACCCAACTTGGCCACTGTTCAGTAAATCCTCTAATTTTATTTGCAACTTCCACCGCAGTATCCAACTTGTTTGCAATAACCAATATCTTTTCAGGACTATTCTTTTTAGCAAAAACAAGTTTTTTGGATGACCAAGCGGCGGTTACCGTAGATACACCAGCTTGTCTATACTTTAGTGCAATATTTTCATTATAATTTTCATAATCCTCAACCAAACTAATTTGGTCAGGGAATAACTCTAACGGGACATACTTTGAAACAGTGTTGTCATATGTCTGTAAATAAGTTTTAAGGGCGTATGGTGTTGATTTCATACACTTGGCATACTCCATTAAAACGGCTTCTTTAGATAAACTCATATACTATAAATATAAAATTTATCATAAAATAGAAAACCCTTCATCTCTGAAGGGTTTTAAAGTTTTTAGTTGATACCTAATCCTTTTAAAAAATCATCAAAATCCTCATCATCATCGTCGTCATCGTCTTCATATTTCTTCATAGTATCTTCATACTCATATCCTTTTAATTCTTCTATGATTTCATCAACCATGTCTTTTACCATTTTCTTCCCTTTTGGTGAACCTGATAAAATTTCACGAGCCATTTTGAAGAATTCGTTTGGTGTAAGTTCAGCAAACTTTACAAGGAAATATTGTTGTAAGTTTCTCTTATCATCGTCAAACAACTCATCAGGATAAGACTCACGGAACTTTTGCCAAATAACAGGACCTAATCTCATGTCCCAAATTTCACCAACAACTGTATCTTGTGAGTTAATCACCGCCTCTTGTCTTGTCTTATCTTTTGGTAATCCGTATGTACCAGCAATTTCCATAACACCTTTAGCAAGTTCATGAATAAGGATTGGTAAGTTAACACCACGTGCTTTTACTGTTGGTGGGTCAGTCTTAGCGTCCAATTCTGACATACCATAAGTAGATTCTCCGCCACCAGCCATACCTTGAACCATTGAGTCAGGCATTAACCAATAAAGTGAATCTGCGAATGACATAAAGACACCATACATGTTTAACAATCTTGGGTTGATAGCGTTTAACTCTCTGTTTAATAATTCAAACATATAAGAAGATTGTTTAGCTGCTCCTTGAATAAGTGAGTTGATAAATCTTCTTTTTGCCTTTTCCAAATCAAATTTTTCAAATGAATCCATGAAATCTTCAAGTTGTTCTTGTTCTTCTTCAGAACCAAACATATTTTCAATTTCCTCTTCACTTGGTTCCTCACCTTTAGGTGATAACTTGCTTGAATCAATATCATTTGGTTGAACCAACTTTACATCATATTGTAATGCTCCTTCAGGAATACCAAATTCTTTTTGTACCAATTCAATTGCAAGTTCTTCCAAATATTCTTTGTTTTCAGATTCAATCTGAGCAATTTCTTGCATAGCATTCATTACCATCATTTGAAGTCTCATCATTGAGTTCTGTGATGTAACATCTTGAAGACCTGTATATCTTTTTAATCTACCAATAACATCTTTAAATCTTTGTGATGCAATAAGTTGCTCAAAGTTAGATGGTTTATCTGGTCCTTCAGGTGTAATTTCAGGAAATGCCTTACTACCCGAATGGGGTGTTTCACCTTTTTCAAATTTAGATTGGATATCAGGAGCCATTCTCTCAGGTCCTTCGTACCCAATAGGTGCTTCATTAATACGATTAACCAATCTTCTTACTAATTGTTCTTTTTTCATCTTACTCACCTTTTAATTTAATATTCATACTACCAAAACTTAAATAATCAGGTAATTCACCTTTTGGTCTTGGGTCTGTGTTAGGAGCTGGCTGGAACGGACTTCTTCTAGTTGGAGTTGTTGTTTTTTCCTTCTCTTTAGTTTTTTCCTTTTCTTTAGTTCCTGAACCTTTTGGTTTTGGGTCTGTGTTAGGAGCCGGTTGGAACGGACTTCTTCTAGTTGGAGTTTTTGTCTTTTCCTTTTCTTTAGTTTTTTCTTTAGTTTGTGATTCTAAAATACTTTTAATCAAATCTTTTTTAGTCATAGTAGGTCTTAAATTTTCTTCAATGATATCTCTCATTTTTCGTTCCAAGATTACTTCATATGGGTTTTTACCTTCTTTTAATGACTTTTTGACATCAAGAACACATCTTTCAAATTTTTTATCTTCACCTTTAGTATAGTCATCTTTCTTTTTACCTTCTAATCCTAATGATGATGTACAGATAGCCCAAGGATTTTTTTCAACTTTTTTCTTTTTTCTTGTTTTACCTTCTTTCATTTCACCTTCAGCTGTTGATATTTTCAAAACTCCGTTTTCCACTTTAGCGGTTGATGGTTTGTTAGGGTCATTTGATTTTGGAATTATTGTTCCTTTATTTTGAATATCCGATAAAGGTATATTTGTTGTTGTTGTAACATCTTTAGTTTGAGTAATAGCCTCTTTAGTTTCACCTTTTGAATTCATAATACCAATAGGTTTATTCATTTTACCATAACCAACAAATCCATGGGCATTTACCATAGATTCATATAAGGTATTAATTTGTTTTGGAGATTGTTTACTTAAATTTTCTTTAGTAAAACCTATCTCAACTAATTTTTGAATTTGTTTTTTTATTTCCATCTTCTTCAAATTCTTTATAAAATTCAAGGATTATATCCTTTTCATATAATTTATCTTTCACTTGTTGTTCAGTCATTCCAAAGTGAAAAACTAATCTTTCATCTTTGTCACTATCTTTTTCCCAAGCTAAAGCTACCACATTGTCTAACGCATCTTTCATACAAAAAAAATCGGAGTTTTGAATGAGCTCCATATCTATTCCGTCTCTATTCAATACTCCTACTTTTTTAATTTCTTCAGTATCAGGTGGTGTTGGGTTTCCATTTGCAGGAACTGTGTCCCAATCATCACCAAATACATCAGTTGTTTGTGAGAAAATAAACTCGTAAGTTTTGTTTCCTCTATAATTCGCACCTAGTCCGTTAACAAAAACTAAATAACTCATAGGATATTACCTTTTGGAGATACCTTAAGTTGTTTGTTATTATTTTCAAATACTAAATTACCTTTATTTGTTTTACCTACAAAAGTTATAAATGGGAAGTTCTCAACAATTCTATTTGATATTTCTTTTTGTTCTTCAGTAAGTGATAATCTTTCAATTTCTTTTGAATACTTAATTTTTCTTGATTCAGAAATAGTCTTTTGAGTTTTCTTTTTATCTTTTAAAAATTTCTTTTCGTTTTCATTGATTACAACATAACCTTTAAGAACTTTTTCAATTGTAGATTCTTTAAATATAGTATCTAATACCTTTGATGTATAATTATCCTCATTGAACTCTCCTTCGTCCATCCATCCTTCACCCATTTCTTCAGGTGTTGGTTCCTCTTCAGTTGAAACTTCTTCTTCTGAATCAATTTCTATATCATCACCTTCTTCAGATGAACCCATATCTTCCATTCCATAGTCAGACTCTTCATCACTATCAAATCTTGTTAAAATTTCTTCCTTATCCTCTTCATCTAATGAATTTAAATCTAAAGAAGATAGTATTGAATTAATAACATATTTTACATCTTTACTTGATAACTCTTCTTCACCAGAATAATCTCTAATTTTTTGAGCCAATTTACCTGTTAATTTTTGAATTGATTTAAATGTAACAGGTGCACCTTCTGACGGTTCTTCACCCATATCAGGCATATCATCTATAGATGGTTCTTCACCCATATCAGGCATATCATCTGTAGATGGTTCTTCACCTTCAGGTGCCATTGGTAATTCCTCATCTGATGGAGGAGTTGGCATCACGTCTTCAGGTGCCGGTTCAGGTGACGGTGGAGGTAAATCTGAAGGTGCTTCAGTTGGTGCCTCAACTTTAGGTTGTGGAGTCTTCAACATATATTTTTTATCTTCAGTAAATAAAGATATTCCTTCGTCAATACCATTAACTCTATTAATTTCACCAGCCATTAAATTTAATTTTCTCATTGCTGCAGAATAAGAAGAGAAATGTTTTCTATTCTTAATTGGGTCAATATAATCTGAGGCAGATTCATTAACTTGTTTTTTAATGATATACCCTAATCTTTCTTTAACAATTTCATAGGTATGTCCATCAGCCAATGTAATTCTATAATCAGTTGAGGATGTCTCATTTATAGGATTTGGTAAATGCTCTTTATATGTTGCAATTTGCATCATTCTTTGCAACTTATCAATTCCTTGTAGTTTCTCACTACCAATTGGTTTTAGTTTACTCATTTTTTTGTTTTTTTTAACTATTTAATCCATTAAATCCACCTATAGTAACGGCGTTTAATTGTACTACAGTATCTCCTCCATTTGTTCCTCCACCCCATGTAGGATGTGGTTGTAGTGTAGATAAACATGTTTCACATGAACCTGTACCTACATTAATTACTTTATATGTATATGTTCCTGAAGAATACTGCGCCATAATTTAAGTTTTCTTAATAAATATACAGAAAATTAGGATTTTTTTAGATTAAGTAAAAAATCTAGTTTTTGTTCCATTAAAGATAGTTCTTTATCTAAAAGTTGATTTTCTAAATTAAATAACTTATCAAGATAATCACTTCTTCTTAGATACTTAAAAACCAAATTTTCATAAGAAAATTCACCATCTTTTTTAAGTCCTGAACTTCTATATTTTTTTAATTTTTCTTTGAATTTTTTAATATATTCTCTAGCATCATCAATATCTTTTTCACTAGCATTATCTATTACAGTATCAATTTGTGATTTCCAATGATTAATTTTGGATTTCAATAATTTAGTGTCAAGTTTAGCATCTTCTTTTTCAGGTTCAACTTCCCATTCATCATATAATACCGAATAAACCCCTGAACTAAAATGTGCTTCAGTTGCATTTTGAACATAAAGCTCAACTTCATATCCAAAAATTTTAATATCATGATTTGTATTAAAAATAGTTTTTTTCACTTTAAATAATTCCTCATAAAGAGGAAGTTCTGTGTCAGAAAACTGAATAAAATCACATACAACGTGAAGGTCAATATCTGAATATTCCGACCAATTATAATTTGCCAAAGAACCTGTAAAAATAACATCCTCAAGTAAAATAGGAACACCAATAAAATCAATAAATTCATTAGCGGTTTGAAGTAATTTTTCTCTTACTTCTTTTCTCAATTGTTTATTCTCATCCCAAATTTTTGGATTGAGTTCATCTTTAGAGAAAAAACTTTGGATTATATTATTATCTTTCACAAATAATAAATATCAACTAATTATAATCTTTTGTATTTGTACGCTTTTGCGATATTTTTATTGAAAAAACTTCCTTGTGATTCCGCCATTCTAAATCTTGTATAAACTTCATGAGGAACCCCTTCGTACTCATATTGAGCACCCGTTTTAAAATCAACAATTAATTTTTTACTTTCTGTGTTGAAATCTGTTTTAGTGATGTTTGATGATTCAATTTCACAAATAATATTTGTTCCGCTGATTGTTTCTTTTGTAATTGCCATAACTTTTTTTTTAATGATAAATAATTTTGATTTATATTTGTAGTTGAATTTAAGTTCAAATTCATTTAATTTTAATAAAAACTATTTTATGACAGATTCAGTAGGTGAAAGCGGTAAAGCACCAAAAAAAGTAGAATCAAACTCTTCTACACCTGTGTTAGACAATTTTAGTCGTGACCTTATTAAACTTGCCGAAGAAGGTAAGTTAGACCCCGTTGTCGGAAGGGAAGACGAAATATTACGTATTGCACAAATTCTTTCAAGAAGAAAGAAAAATAACCCAATTATCATTGGTGAACCAGGTTGTGGTAAAACTGCAATCGTAGAAGGATTAGCAATGAAGATTTTTGATGGCGATTGTCCAAGAAATCTTGTAGATAAACGTATCCTATCATTAGAGATGAACTCGGTTGTCGCAGGAACAAAGTATCGTGGACAATTTGAAGAAAGATTAAAGGTTATCTTGGAAGAAATTCAAGCAAACCCAAATGTTATTCTTTTCATTGATGAAATCCATACGATTGTTGGGGCAGGTAATGCTTCAGGTTCAATGGATGCGTCCAACATCTTAAAACCAGCTCTCTCACGAGGTGAAATACAATGTATTGGAGCAACCACATTGGATGAATACAAAAAACAAATTGAAAAAGACGGAGCGTTAGACCGTCGTTTCCAAAAAGTAATTGTTAGTTCTTCAACAAAAGAAGAAACATTACAAATCCTTAAAAATGTTAAGGATAGATACGAAAATTATCACAAGGTAAATTATACCGATGAAATTCTACAAATCTGTGTTGATTTGGCTGAACGATATATCACAGACCGTGAGTTTCCTGATAAAGCATTTGATATTTTGGATGAGGTCGGAGCAAGAGCTCAGGTAGATGTTAAAAATCCTGAAATTATTGACGAATTAAAACGTCAAGCATTAGAGATTAAACAACAGAAATTACTTGTAGTTAAAAAACAGAACTACGAGGAAGCCGCAAACTTAAGAGATAAAGAAAAGAAAGTTTTATCACAACTTGATATTGAAAAGAAAAAGTTTGAACAAACTTTGTTAGAAAATAGAAAGTCAATTTCTGAAGAACTTGTTTATGAAGTTGTTTCAACGATGACAAAAATCCCACTAACAAAACTTAGTTTGGATGATAAAAACACTCTTATCAATTTAGAAGAAGAATTGAATAAATGTGTTGTTGGACAAAAAGAAGCAATCACAAAGATTGCCAAATCAATCCGTAGAAACAGATTAGGTATTAAAGACCCAAATAAACCAATTGGTTCATTTATCTTCTTGGGTTCAACAGGTGTTGGTAAGACATTATTAGCAAAAGAATTGGCGAAACAAATCTTTGGTAGTGATGAAAATCTTATCCGAGTAGATATGTCTGAATTCCAAGAGAAACATACAGTATCTCGTTTGATTGGTTCACCTCCTGGTTATGTAGGTTATGATGAAGGTGGACAACTTACAGAACAAGTTAAAACAAAACCATACTCTGTAGTATTATTTGATGAAGTAGAGAAAGCACACAAAGATATCTTTTCAGCATTACTCCAACTATTAGATGAAGGTTACATGACAGATAGTTTTGGAAGAAAAATCAATTTCAAAAACTGTTTGATTATCATGACTTCAAACTTAGGTGTAAAAAAGATGCAAGAGTTCGGAGCAGGTATCGGATTCAGTGGTAACAACAACGTTTACGCCAATGAAGAGTTGAAGAAGACAATGTTGAACAAAGAATTGAAGAACCACTTTGCTCCTGAGTTCATCAATCGTTTAGATGAAGTAATCGTATTTAACACTCTTCAAAATGATGATATTCAAAAAATTGTTTTGGTTGAGATTAACAAATTAAAATCACGTTTGACTAATTTGGGATACAATATTAGTTTCGGACAATCAGTAATTGACTTTGTTTCTAAAGTTGGATTTGATGAAGTCTATGGTGCACGTCCATTGAAAAGAGCAATTCAAGAAAAAATTGAAGATTACATTTCTGACGAAGTACTACGTGAAAAGATTGTACTTGATAAGTTCTACAACATTGAAATAAATGAAGAAGAAGTGTCAATATCAGAAGTTGAATCTCAACCTGATGAAACACCAAAACCAAAAAGAGCTAGAAAGAAAAAGGGGGAATAAACCCCTTTTTTTTATTGTCAAAAATTAAACATTTGTGAATTGTGTATGAATTGGTATTTCTTATTACCCAATTCTTCAATCATTTTTTTACCTGTATTCATTCCAGCGAAAACTTCGTGAACAACAACATATTCATTTGGTGTGTGATAGTTGTGATAACCAATTGAGAAGTTGATACAAGAAAAATCAAACTTTTTACGTAACTGCCAAACATCAGTATAAGGGTGTTGCATGTATTTTGGTTCAGACAACATACCTTCAGACAGAACTTTCTTAGCCTTTGTCTCAAATTCTGAGTCCGTTTCAAATACTTTCACACCATAACAATATTCAGTTACCATGTAGTCGTGTGGAGCATCAAACTGAATGGCGTAACCTACATTACTGAAGAATTCTCTGTCAGCTTCTTTTGAACCCAAACAACCTACTTCTTCTGAAACGAATAATGCAACTTTGATTTTGTCAAATACTTCCAACAACTGAAGACAAGCGAATACACCACATTTATCGTCCCCACCAATACCTGTTGGGTCACCAAAATCATTATATGCCTTTAGTGATAAACTAAGATTACGTTTTGAGTCGTAAAGTTGTTCTTCACGGATATTGATGGTGTCAATTTTATGGACAGTATCGGTGTGAGCCACAATACAAGGGTAGGATTCACCTTCATCAAGTACACCCTTGGTGACATAGACATTCCCAAAGTCATCAACTTTAAAATTGTGTTTTTTTTCGGTTAAATATTCAACCAAAAATTCAATCATCAAATCTTCTTTGAATGATTTTGTAGGTATTGATAATACCTTTTTTAAGAAATCAACATTTTCTATCATAGCTCATAAAGATAAGCTATTTTTTTATTAAAACAATTCAGGATGATATAAAAAGTTCAAGAAATTTTCATAATCCAAGAATTCATTGGTGGTAGGTCCATCCTGTCTTTGAACGTGTATTTTTCCATCTTTGATACCAACTATCTTGAATCTAGCGTCTGTTTCTTCTCCAAATGATTTTTGTTTTGGAAACTCATACCACCTGTTAAATTTGTTATATTTTAGTTTTGATAATTTTTCATATAAATCAGCATTTTTCTTATATTTTTCAAAATTATCACCTTCCTCAATTTTATTTAATATTTTATCTAACTGCCTACCCACCCCACGGTTATATCCTTCATCATCAAAGTTTTTACTATCATAAAATGAATAATAATCTTCAAACAAATCCTCATCAAATTGTAAATCATTTTGTTCAATAATAGTTTTAAGAACTTCTGTTAAAGTACCATCCTCACCAACACCTGACTTATCCCACAATGAAATTAAGGTAGAAACTGTTGTCATATAAACTGACCCACACCTTTTTTCAATTATTCCAAAATTTATAAGTTTACCACAAAACCTTTCTTTAACATATTGTTTCATTCCCTCAACCAAAGCACTGTCATAATAATCGGTATATTCATAAATTATTCCGTCTATTTCGTCATCAAACTCTTGTCTTAAAAAATTAGATATTTCAACAATATTTTCACCACTTGCATCTCTTAAATTAGTATCAGATAATTCAGGTCGTAGAAAAGTCAAAATCTCTTTAACCTTACCCAAATTTTCGTCGCTGAAAAACTGAAGTCCGTATCCTTCGTCCCAATCATTATCAACAGTATATGAATCAATAAATATATGACCACCATAATAACCACTACTGCTAAATGCAACATTAATTAAATAGGTATTATTATACCCATCATCAGGGATGAAAAGTTTAATATAATCTTCATAATCAAAATTCAAATAAACCAAGGACTTACCAAGATTTTTTTCATTTACCCTTGTAACACGAACAATACCTTCTGAATCAAAAAAACTAACACGATTAGCCGTAGTCTCTCCATTGACAAATTCCACTAATGTTTCGTATAATACACTCATTAAACTTTTTTTTATAAATACTTGGTAAAAGAAGAATATATTTATATCTTTGTAACATAGTTCTTTGAAGATATGGGGATGTTTTTGGATTTGACAGGTATGAATCTGTCATAAAACGCACGTCGGGGCTAAACTAACCCTGTAAAACTGGTTTAAAACACAAACGGCAACACAATTGCAAAACTTTCTACACTCGGTTTAATCCGTACTGAAGAAGTAACTGTAGCCTAATCTAAGATTAGTATACAACGGGGTCGGTGAGCATATAACCTTGCAACAGAAGCTTGTACTGTGGTGTGGTTTCTATCCGAAAAGAAACAAAGTGGAGGATTAGTTCTCAGTAAACCGAACCACTATAAAATAAGGGAATTGTGAAGTTTCGGATTGTTTAGAAAAACAATGACCTAAACGTGTAGTGTTTTATGTCCGACATATTTGGACCCGGGTTCGACCCCCGGCATCTCCACCAATTAAAAAGGGACTTTTCAGTCCCTTTTTTTATTTAATCATTTTTGATTTAATTTTTTCAATATCTTCTAAAAGATTTTTTTTCTTTTCTTCAGATTCAAACTTAGGTAAAACACCTTTAACTTTATCTAAAATATCATCAACACTATATCCAAAGATTTCAAATCCGTCATCAGTGTCTTTAACATCATCATCTGAAAAAAGTTCTTTAGCTTTATCAACTAAAGTTTTTTGACTTCCTTTATCACCTGCAGTTGCACTATTCAAATCACCTAAACCAACATAATCCAAAAACTTATCAAGTTTTGATGGTTCTTTTTGAGTTTCTTTTGTTTCAATTAATTCAACTGAATCAAAATCAATATCGTCCAAATTATCAATATTTTTTAATGATGAACAAAATTCAGATGTACCACCACCTTCATCAGTTTTTTTATCAGAATATGATAAATGATAGTGGACACCTGTAGAAAATCTAGTTGGTCTTCTATACTCATCAATAAATGTAAAACCAGGATATTTCTTTCTTAACGCACAAAGTAATGTAGATATTTTATTTAACTCACTGTCATCACTTTTATCAATCCCTTTAAATACTACGTCAATTGCGTTACCTTTGTTGTGTCTACTATTAGGAAACGCTTTGTGAAATAAATCTCTACCTGAACCAAATCTAATTTTTAAATGAGGTAGTTTTTCTTTAAATGCAGTCGCAACTTTTTTTAACGTATCTCCAAATTGAGGTGTCAAATCACCAGCTTGGTCCATTGTCTTTTTAGTTTCATAACCTAAACCTTCAAGATGACTTCTAACACTTGAAGCAACAGGACGTGCACTTGATTCTTCTTCAAACAAATTTTCCAACTTACGTAGTTCGTGTAAAGATTGTTCGTGTAATATTTTTTTATTCATTTGATATGACATATATTTATAAATATTATGGAAAACAGTAAATTAATTCGTATTGCTCAAAAACTAAGTTCGTCATTAAAATCTGATTTGGTTTATGAAATAGCAAATGTCCTTCAAAGTAAAAATAGTCCTTATTACCAAATGGTTTCTGTCATTTCAGGAATGGACTTTGTTAAACTAGTCTATCTTATTTCAAGAATTAATTTGGGAGAGAAAGAATTTGAAAGTATCTTATGGACAGTAGAAAATGAAGGGTTTACCTATTCATTGGGTGAAGTAATTGATTCTAGCGTAAGGGAAACTTGTGGTTCATGTGGTGGTGACGGTCAAGAAGATTGTAATCAGTGTGATGGAACTGGAGAAGAAGATTGTAGTTACTGTGATGGAACTGGTGAAGATGAAGAAGGTAATGCCTGTGATGATTGTCAAGGTAGTGGAAAAACGGAATGTGGATGGTGTGATGGTGATGGTCACTTAAATTGTGATACTTGTGATGGTACGGGCGATATAGAACAGGACGATACTTACGAAATATCAGTTGATTATTTTTTCAGTATTGATGAGGAAATTGAACTTGAATTATCAGAACTCGAAAGATTTAATGAAATTGAATCAGATAAAATTGAAAATTACCGAACAAATAATAAAACTTTCATAATAGATAGTCAGGTTGAAATTCATGAAACCCGTATTGAACTAACTGAAGATTATACTGTATCTTATTTCATGGGTTTAGATGGTGACGGTGAAGTGTATGGTAAAGGAAGGAAACCTTCAACAAGTTTACACTAAAAAGTTTTTTACTGACTCAGCATCTTTTCTAAAGTCTTCTCTGAAATTCTTTGTAAACTCTTCGTTTTCACAATATATTTCAACGTGTTCACTGAATACCCAATCCATACAAAGAAGAGCAATCAAATGATTTTCTCTGTCCATAATAGGTAACGAAACCATTGATTGTGTTCCAAACTTTTTAATTAATGCCTTTGTTGCAATATCGGGAATAACATCACAATCGTGAATAAATAATCCATCACCCATAGTTTGTTTTATTAACCAATTGTAATGACTTACAAATACATTTTGAATTTTTTCAGTTATTCTCTCAAGTCCATCAGAGCATCTTTCGTATGTAACTGATGCTTTTTGCATTGCTGATGATGTATAAAAATTACCACCATTATGGAACTGAATCACATATATTCTGTCCGCATTATATTTTCTTCTAATTTCTCTTAAAGTAGAATGAACAATTTCATCTGTTTCTATTTGTTGAGAAAGTTTATTTCTTGAACTTTGTTTTGCTCTTTTTTCCTTCATCATATTGAAGAAACCTGCAGTTATTAATGCAATAACAATTGATGTAACCGAGGTAATGATTGTTGGTAATATCTCCTTCACTTAACAAGTTTTTTTTAATTTATAGATAACTGAATTATAAATAGTTTGTAAAATAAAAAAGGGTAAAAATTTACCCTTTTTTAAATAGTACCCCCGAAGGGATTCGAACCCCTGACCCACAGATTAGAAATCTGTTGCTCTATCCTACTGAGCTACGAAGGCATTTATTTGTCACAAATATAGATTAAATTTGTGACAATATCAGAGTTCCTTAACAATATATCTATGACCTGAATCAGAATTCTTTTCAAACAATTCTTTAGTCTTCTCAGCCTCTTCATAGGTATTAAACTCCAAGATTTCATCATTGGTGTCTAAAATGATTACCGGCATTTCCACATCTTTGTGGTTCTTTACAAATTTAACGATTACAAACATAATTAATATCCAAAATGTGTTCCACTAAAATTATCCCATTCGTCATCAAATGAAAATTTAACTTTACTATATTCTTCAATAATCGGTTTTGATTTTTCTTCAATATAATTTGAGTTTGAAATAAATTCTTTCCAGTTATAAAAGTCATGTAAATTTTCCAATACTTCCAAAGGAACTAATATAAGTTTATCATGTGTTAATCCTTTAACATCATCTCTGTATTTTTCCGATATTTGTATTTTGTTTTCCGACATAACAATTTAAGTATAATAATACTTATTGGAGAATTCAATTTGTCCCAATAAATTTTTATTAATATATTTGTGATTATGAGTGGAATATTGGTACTTAATTCAGATTACAGTCCCTTAAATGTAACTTCATTTAATCGTGGGTTTAATTTAGTCTATAAAGGAAAGGCGGAGGTTGTTAAATCATCTGAAGAACCAATAGTATGCGGTATCAAGAACTTTGTTAGACCACTCATTATACGTCTTTTAAACTACGTTTCATTTACTCGTAGACGTATTCGTGTCAATCGTCATAGAATCATGAGACGTGACCATAATGCTTGTGTTTATTGTGGAAACAAAAAAGACCTTACGATAGACCATATCATCCCGAAATCAAAAGGTGGAGGTAATACATGGGATAACCTAGTTACTTGTTGTATGCCCTGTAATTCAAAGAAAGGAGACAAGTTATTAAGTGAAACTAATATGAGGTTAATGAAAAAACCCACAGAACCTACTATTTTTTCGGATTCTGTGGGTCAGTCTTTACAAAAAATTTGGATTGATTTTCAAAAAAGTTTTTAAATGTCTTTCATTATTGAACTTTTTAATTTTTGTTCCAAAGATTTAATATCATCTTTAACTCCTTCAATATAATCGTGAAGATGTTGTCTAACACCTTGTTTGATTTGTTTATCGTCAAATTTGACTGATTTAGAAACAATACCTTTTAAGCCTTTTTGTTCTTCAGTATTTGATTGTGAAGATAATTCAACAGCTTTTGATATAGCTTCAGGAACATCATATTCATTTTTAAACATATCTTTTGCTGGTATGTTGTCTAATTCAGATTTGATATTTTTTCCAAGGTCTGAAGTTGGTGATACTTCTAACTTGTTTAAAATATATTCTATTGCTCTATTTTTAAATTCAGTTTCTTTTCCTTTAAAAATCACATCAAACGATTTTTCAAATTCAGTATTTGTTGATTCGTTGATATTTTTATTTTTTTTAAATTTAGTTAACGCTTCAAAGAATTTTTTATAATTTTGTTTATTAAAATCTTCCGATAAACTAATTAAAGTTTTTTCGGTTTTTTTTAATTTAAGTTTGTTTTCAATACTTTCTTTTATCATTTTATTTTCTTGGAAAACTCCTAATTTTGTTTTAACTTTTCCTTTTAAACTTTTATCTAACCAACTAGAGTTTTTTGAATTACATAGACCAATCGCTTTTTTAACCATTTCACTACCACTTTCAAATGTTAACGATAACGAATTTCTTAATCCAACACAAAATGGTTTATTTGGTCCTGCGGTAATTATTGTTTCCGCCCAAGTTTCTGATGGTGAATTTAAAGATGGTATCCCACTTTTTCTAAGAGAAATATCTTTTTTTACATTAACATCTTTACCAGATTCTCTTAAAAATTTTTCAAAAAGTCTAACAGGAATTGTTTCACCTTTAGTGTTTTTAGTTGTCGTTTTGACTGTTGCTAATAATTTAAGTAAAGGGTGTTGGTACGGTTCATTATCAACATTATTATATGTATATTTTTCCTCAACCCAATCAGTATTAAAAGTATCAGTATTACAAAAATTTTCAGGTACATATCTGTCAAGCATACCTTCATCATTTATCCATTCAACAAATCTTTTAGCCATGTCGTTTTTAACAGAACTAAACGATGTTCTACCTACCTCTTTTTCAATAGAATTCCCTTTGGTCCAAGGTTCACATTTTTTTAATTCTGTTTCTTCATCTTTTAATATTCTTTCAGTACCTATTTCTAAAGCCGAATCAGAAGTTTCCCAATCATTATTAGATTTTTCTAATTTTGAACCTGTTGACATCAATAGTTTATCATTAAGTCTTGTCTTTAAAAAATCAATATATTCTTGTGAAAATCGTGCCCAAGCAAGTTTTAAAGCGGTATCTGCATTTTTTTTGGGGTCAGATATTTTTCGTTCTAATTCAGTATGTTTACTTGCATAATCATTGCGATATTTATAAACCCATTCTCTAAACATATTAGATAAATCAACAGTATTAATTGGAAATTCTCCATGTTTTGAAGTACCTCCTGTTGATGTACCTGACTTTTCTTTAAAAGATTTACCAAATTGACCCCAAGCATCTTTTATACAAAAATTAGTAAACGACATATTTTTTTTATTTTCAAGTTTGTCACTACCACATCTAAAATCAGAATGATTTACACTCATCCATTCTCTAAATGCATCACCTTCCGCTTGGTTTTCTGGATGTTTTCCGGATGACTTATCATCTTTAGGTTTCTCATCTTTTTTATTTGAACCCTTTCCAAATGATGCTCCACCTGAACTTCCTGAGCTTGTTCCAAATGATGCCCCACCTGATTTTGCTGAAGTCCCCCCAAATGATGCCCCACCTGAATTCCCTGAAGTTCCTCCAAATGATGCCGTAGGTGAAGAACTTTTTCCAAATGTTGGTTGTTCAACTATTATTTTTTTATTTTTAGTATTCATTATTTTTAAGGTATTATTACATCAGCACCAGAAGCTCCAGCACCTTTTATAGCAAACTTACCATCAGCATTTTTTTCAACCGTATATACTGTACCATCATCCGACTTGATTTTTATTACAGTACCATCAATAGTAACTAAATTTCCAATAGTCGTAACCCCATAAAAAGCATTAGCTTTAGTAATAAAATCGTTTTTATCCGCTTCTAATTTTTTGGATTCTTCGTCTTTTTTAATAGTAGGGTCTGTCCCAATTTCTTCAAACGTCTTGTCAGCCAATTTTGCATCGTTACAATTTAAAGTTTGGTATTCTTCACCAGGTTTTCCGCTTTTAATATTCAAGAACCACTGACCATCTTCATAAAATACTTCTGTTTTTTCACCATTGTAAACTACGGACATTACCCAATCAGGTCTTAAAGTATTACTTTCTTTAATATCTTCAGCTATCGATGTGTTCACACCATCTTCAAGTTTTCCATTTGGACAAACTTTTAATAAGTCATCATATAACTCTTTCCACTCACTTTCACTTGTTCTAAACATGTCAAATAAAATATAAGCCCCACCAATAACAGATACGTAAACTGCTAACATACCAGGTCTGAAAACTAATTTACCCGTATCATCAAGTTTTAAAAGTTTTATTGTTCGCAAAAAGTTTTTAATCCTTGGATTAACATTTTTAGACATCCATGTTAAAAAAGATTTCCACAGAGTGTTTGATGACATTTTTTTATAAAAAGTTATTACTTCTTCTTCAGTCATAGTTTTCAACTTTCCCATAACTTGGTCAACCGTAAGATTGTTCGTAAGTTTTTTTCCTTCACCGGAAAGTTCTTTTTTAATTTGTTTGATTAAATCTTCAGCATCTTTAATTGCTTGTTTTTCAGCTTGGGTTGAGGCTTCTGAAGCGATTTTACCCGGAGCTTCCAATTCTGCTCTTCGTGAAGCTGTTGCATCATCAATATCTTTCTTATATAAAGCAACCATTTCATCTGATAAATTATTACCAAGTGGGTCAGTATAATTTTTAAAATTGTTTAATAAATCAGTCTCAAGTTGTTTCAACTCATCAAGAGTATTTGACATCTTAATCAAATCAAGTGCGTCATTATCTAAAATAGTATTTTTTATATTTATTAATAAAGGGTCAGTATCTTTAACAAGTTTACGAACAACATCCGTATAACTTTTTTTACTTAAAATTGCTTTATTAAGTAATTCTGCAATGTCGTCACTTACTTTACCTGTTATTAACATATCATCCAAATACTTGTCTAAATCTATTTTTTTAGCCAACGCATCAGCGTCTGCAGCCTTTCTCATTTGTGATGCAATAGCTTCAACTGCATCATCTTCTATAGAATCAACATTTTTAATCAATGCATATACCATATCACTTATTTCATCACCAATAGATTCAGTGATTAATTTAAGACCCATAATTTCACGAGACCTATTAATTTCTTCCAATATTTGTTTTTTCATTGTCGTTTTTAATTATAAATATTTATTAACTACAAAAAATTATTTTTTTATTTCTGAAGGTTGTCAATAACAACTTTATCATCTTCATCCAACCATTTCATTACTTCATCAAAATTTGTGTTTCCATAATTTGACGAATCCGATGATGTCGAAATTTGATTTTCAGGTTGGACATTTTGATTATATTGTTCTTTCATTTTTCTTAATCTTTCAATCGTTTTTTGATGTATCTGTTTAAGGTTATTTATACTTTTTAATTGTTCTTCAGGTGTCATTTTACTAATACCTGTAACTCCCTTATATAATTCTTCACCTTGAGGTGATTGTACAAGATTAACAATCAATTGAGGTTTTTCAGATAAAACTTTGTCAACTTTTAATGAATCTTCAGTGGATAATGATGAATAAAAAAGTTCTAAAATTTTTAATTCTTTTTCATTTATTTCTTTACCTGTAGCCAACTTCCATTTTTCTTTTATTAAACCTAATTTTTTTCCAAAGTACGTTGCTACAGGTACTGCAAAAATTGCTAACTGAAATGCGACAGGTTTTAAAGATTTTAATACTGCTTTTGTTGAAGCACTTGATTTAACACTCGCTTTTAATCCGTCTGAAATTTGACTAACATATTTTTGAACTTGAGGGTTAGTACCGTCCATCATAATATTAACGACAAATTTTTCATCTGAACTCATATTTTTAATCAAATTTTCAACTTGTTGTGGTGTGAAGTTGTTACCTAAACTTGCAAATTTTGATATAACAGAATTAAGAGCATCTTGATTTATTTTTACTTTACCCATCGCTTCAAAGAATTGCTTTACAGGTTTAACTTCAAATAAAAATGGTAATAATAAAAATGCGATATCCATTTTTATTTTAGATGGGTCTTGTTCTTCTATTGAGTATTTTAATGAAACGGCATTTAATGCGGTGTCTGTTAATATATTAACCCAAAACGCAAGTGCCGGTCCTGCTCCTAATCCCCAAGTGGCCGCAGCGACTAACATCATACCTCCAAGTTGTATCACCGTACCGTACTTATCCCAAGTTTTATTTGTACAAGGTATTTTATATTTAGTATAACCTTTATTGTCAGCATAGTATTCACCAACTCTTTGACCATTGTAAAACCAATTACCTTTTGCAATTTTGTTAAGAATATCTCTACTACCTATACAATCGTAAGTGAAATATTTTATTTTTTCAAAAACATCTTTTTCAGTTGGATTTGGATTACCGTCTTGAATTAAGTGTTGTCTAACAGCATTATAAACATAATAATTTTTCTTATAATACTCGTAAGTTCCTGGTTCACCCTGAAAGTAATCTTGCCATAAGTAAGGTTTATCAGGATAAGTGGTTTGCATAATTCTTATTTGTTCCTTTTGTATTCCAGCTAATTTTACAATTGCTTTAAAAATTGAAATTTCACTTTCCTCTGTATCATTATTTTCTTCTTCTTTAATTAAATTGTATCTTAAACAATACGGAATTTGGTATGGGTCAACACTTATACCCAATAAAGGTTTTGAATAATAATTTTCAGAGCCGCTTTCAATACCTTGTCCATAAGATTGCCCAATACAATTTTTCAGTAAATAATCAACTATTTTTGAAACTTGACTTTCATTCATAAAAGTTACTGCCGGGCCTAATCTAACCTTTTGTCCTTTTACATTTTCATCAGGATATCCCCAGGTTCTTTTATCAATATCAATATTTATAAATTCTTTTTTAATTCTTTCGTCTAAGAATTTTTTAGCTTCTTCTTCCGATTCCTTTTCTGATGTTTCATTTTGTGAATAATTATTAATTTCAGGATAAGCAGTTTTTCTTAATTCTGATAAAAGTAAATCACATTCTTTAATAGGATTATCATAAGACCATGTTTCATTGTACTTTTCCCTTCTTGCAATTTCTTGTTGTGACATTCCACATTCTAAAGGCATTTTATAACTTGTTCCATTTTTTTTATTATAATTTTCAAGTGCGTTTTGAAATGTTACAGTTATTTTATTCATTAATTGATAATGCTTCATATAACCCATATCCGCCAATGCACCTTGCATATTCAAATATCTACTTCCATAATCAGGATACCCCTCTTGTGTCCTACCCTTTATACCCTTTTCAAATCTCTCAACTACTTTGTCCGCAGAAGCTTTAAAATCCTTTAAGAAATCTAAACCATAATATTTGATAAGATTATCCCAATTTGGATATCTTATTGGTTGATAATTAAACTTTTCAGGATTTTCATCATATTCCATATCATATCTTTTATACAACTCAAAATCAATTATCATTGCTTGAACACCTTGTGATAAAAGTTTATCTTTTGATACTTTATTAGGCGTACTAATTGACGCTTGTTTGGAATTAGATTCAACAAATAAACATGGATATTTGTACGATAAATTAATTAATTCTTCCGTACTTAAACTTTTAATTTTTTTAGCAAAACGAATTATTGCGTCTTTCATTTCTTTAGTTAAACCAAATCTCGCACTACTCTCTGAAAATCCGTAAGATATATAATCACTTAATTCTTTAAGTGACATATTTTGAACTAATTTATCTGACCCGCTTACTGTTGCAATATCTTTATACTTATTTCTAAATTCAGTAGTTGGTTTAACTAATTGCCACACTGTAAACATTTGACCCACTGAACCCCCATATGTATTTGGGTCAATCGGTAACCCATTTTGAATAATCATTTTACCGTTACTATCAACATAATAAGAATTAGTAAAATTTCTTAAATTTTGACATCTTTTTTTAAACTCTTCTTCCGTGACTGGTCCAAAAACACCTTTAGTTTTTGTTTTACAAGCCATTATTTTTTCAAAACTTACAGGTTGGATATCAACAACCCTTAAATTTTTTGCAGTTTTTTTCTTATCACCGATATAATTTGGTCTTTCAAATCCATTATAAATACTATTAGTCCCATTAACGTATGTCCCATCCCAATCAGAATTATAAGATTGTTCGTTAATTACTTTAATTTCACTAATGTTTTCATTCAAAGTTTTAGATGAATCGTATTTCATCATCAATAAAACTCTTTCCAATATTTCTTTTTGATTTGAATTCATTTTTACCAAACTTGATTACCAACACCACGTTTAATCCCTGAGTCCCACTTCTCTCCCTTTTTACCTAACATGTTTGCGGGTCCTCTAACTGTCGCATAAAGTTCATTCCAATTACTACCTCTCTTATTCGTATTAGAAGTTCCGCCACCACCACCTCCCGCAGGAGCTGCGTCTTGTTCACCTAATTCATCTTTACTACTTCTTCTTTCGTTATCAGTAGTTAATTTTTTAAGCAATGAAATTATGTAATCAACGTCATGTATCATTATTACATAAATATAAGATGACCAATAAAAAAAGTGGAGTTATTAGAATAAAAACGAAGGTGGAATTTTTTTTGGATTTAATTTATAGAATTCTTCCATAAAATCTTTCAACTCACTTGTATCCACTTCGTATTCTTTTTCATCTGACGCTTCTTCATCAATAATTAACTCGTCAGTATCTTCTTCATATATGATTGGAAAATCACTTGATTCATAATCATAATTCTCCAAAATGAAAAAACCAGACTTTTCAACAAAGTCTAGTTCAAATTCATGTTCTCTTATTTCGTCGTCACCATCCTCGTTTAATCTGAAACTAACTTGTATAATTTCAGATTTTGGATTATAGTAGTAATCAACGATTTCTTTGATTTTCATTTCCTTAAATGATTTTCTTGAACCACTTAAGTGATTCATTGATTTGTTCTTGTACTAAAGAAGCCTTTGACTTAATTTTAATACCTTCTTCAATTTCTTCCATAGAATAACGAGTACCACACTCACATTGTTCACCTTCTTTCATTTCAGTACCACACTCATTACAAGTACTTTTTTCTTCATACATTCTACCATTACCACATTCACACATATCACCTTCATACAATCCACCACAACCTTCACAAACACTTTTAAGTTTTCTATTAACTTCTGTGTTAGTATATTCTTTAACATCACCTCTATTACTTACAGTAATTCCTTTTTCATCTAACGCCAAGTTCTCAACTTTTAGTTGATTCATTTTTGGAGAGGTGTCTCCATTTGTTGAGTATCCATCATATAAACTTCTATGTCTATCTTGGATTGATTGTTTTTCTTCGTTAGTAATATTCAAAAAAAATGCGTTTCTCATATATAATTGTTTTCTAAATAAATATATGGTTGATTGAATAATATTAATTTATTATACTTTACACATGGAAAAACCTTATCAACTATTACAACCAGTTTTTAAAGACCATCGTGGGTCTTTTACCCCAATCAAACTTTCTGACAAGTGGGTTCAATCAAACATTAGTATAAACGACGATATCTTTGTCTTTCGTGGATTACATTATCAAGAAGAACCAATGGCACAAACCAAATTGGTTTCGGTCATTCAAGGAAAAGTAATTGATTTTGTTGTTAACTTGGATAAAGAAAGTGAAGACTTTGGTAAATTAGAAACATTTGTTTTAACATCAGGTGAAGCGGTTTATGTCCCAAAAGGATATGCTCATGGGTTCCTAACACTTCAAAGTGGAACAATTGTTAACTACTTGGTTGATAATGAATATTCAAAAGAACACGAAGGTTGTATTCAGTGGGATACAATAGAAGAAGTTAAAGATATCATCTCAAAATTTATGAGAGGTTTTAATTTTAAAATGAAGATTAGTGATAAAGACACAGAAGGAATTTCATTAGAACAATACAAAAACAAATGACAAGAGAAGAAGTAGATGAATTAGCAGAAGGTGCAATCCTATTAGACGGATTTGACGATTGTATTACAGGTATCGTAGAAGAATTTGGTAATGGAGTTAGAATACTTTATTCCCGTGACAAGATACTTGAATCATTACAGAAAGATATGTCTTATGAAGACGCTTTAGAATATTACTACTATAATATTGTCGGAGGACATTTTGGTGAAAGAAACCCGTTGTTTCAGATTTAGTAATACTTTGCGTAGAACTTAATTATCTTTGGTGAGTAACGTTTAAGTTTTGAATTAATGTTTTCAGACGAAAGTTCTTTATCTTCTTCTTCAAGAATACTAATCACACCACTTACCATTTCTCTTTGAGCTTGGTCTGCCATATCCAATACCTCATCAAACGCTTCATTGGTATCACTATACTTGTGTTCGTGGGCCAATCTTTCTTTACCCATATAAAGATATGGTGCGGCCGCAAACATATTAACAACACTAGACTCTCTAAGTTTATTCAAATATCTTTTTAAGAATAACATGTTAAAATGTTTCAATAAAAATGAATCATCAGATAAGTCACTTATCTGACTTTCTTGGATGTTTCTATTTTTCTTTTTTTCCATCATTTCATTAAAATCCTCTTCCTTCATCCATTTATCTTCATCTAACATATATAATGAACCACCCTTGTCCCATTTAACTTTGTATTGATTAAATCCACCACCTTTATGAACACCCGTAAAAGTTCCTTTATCACCAAAAGATAATGTTGGTTCTTCGGTCATATCAATCAAGACAATTCTGTCACCTGGTTTCAATTGTGGATTTAATTTTGATTTCATATATTTATAAATATAATGAAATATTTAATATCTGAATCACAAAGAAAACTCTTATTTGAAGAAGTTAATGAACGTGTAAAAGAAGTTCAGGAAGACGGAATGGAATTTACTAAACAAATTGTTCATGACGTTCAACAAAACACTTCTATGAATTTAAAGATGATGTTAACATGGGGAGCATCAATCGGAGGATTTATGGGTCCTGTGATGCAGTATCTTAATGGAGAATACCCTGATATTACACAAAAAGACGCTTCGTTAATTGCCGTTGGTATTGCTTCGGTAATCTTCTTTCAAGAAAAACCATTTGTTAAAAGTTTAATTGAAAAAATTAAAGAACATGGTTTGGAAGAACCTTTTAAAACAGGAGCAATGAAAGCAAACCAATTAAAAGGAGCGTTAGCAGATTTCTTAAAAAGTTTAAATGTAATTACTTTCAGTGTATCAAACATGTTGAGTTACGCATTTCTTGTTCCAATCATTCCTATGATTTACGATGCTGTTGCTGAAGGAGTGTGGGATATGAACGACGCTGAAATGTTAACAAAGTCACTTGTTTCATTTGGTCTTATTACCATCTCAGGTAATTTCTTAAAGAGATTGATTGATACGGTTGTTAAAAGAATTCTTAGATAAAATCAATTTTGATTTTTAAATCATCCTTTCCTTTGAATATTCTGTGATAAGTCCCTTTTGGAATTAACAATACTTGACCTTCGTTTAAATTGATTGGTAACTGATTGTCTAATTGGAACTTCCAACCATTACCCTCTATCACTTCAACCAATCTATCTTCTCTATCACGATGCCATTGTAGTTCACCACTATCAACATCTGATTTGAAAACTCTAATCTTAGAAGTTTCTGTAAGTTGTTTATCTTTATACGGTTTCATATTACCAAAATCCAGGATAAGTTTTACCACCCCACAAATAACCAAAACGGTTCAAACGACATGCCCAATAACCAGCAGTTAATCTATCTTTCTTCTTAGAACACTGATGTCTTGCAGCAAATGATTTACGAGCTTTAGGGTTAGATACCTTAGCAGTCAACCCACCATGAACGTCACCAAATGAAATCTTCTTAACTCTACCTGTTGATGGGTTCTTTACATAAACAACATATTTCTTCCCACCACCACTGTTTCTTCTTGGTTTTCCAAGTTCTACCTTTTTTCCGTTATACTCAGCTTCAGAAATAAACTCTTCTTCCATAGGAGTATCCAAGTAAATAACTCTTCCACTTGATAATTTTACTTGTTTTCCAAAATCAGATTCAACAAGTTCAACGTCATCTTCATTTAATTCAACCATTCCTTCAAAATACAATTCACGAGCTTCGTTAATTACATTGAAGAACTCCTCTGAACCAAACCTGAAGATGTTGTCGTTTAGTGGTATATCATTTGTTACATGATAATTAAGGTGTTCTGAGATAAGTGGTTTTTCCACTGACTCGTTAAGAACTTTTTTGATGATTTTTTTGATATTCATTTTTTACTTCGTAATAAGAAATACAACCCAAAGAATAATGCTGAAATACAATAGAAAATTCCTGTGGTAATCCAATAGGAACTTGTGTAATCTAAAATTGCTTTGAACATTATGTCGAATCCTAGTGGATTGAAAAACATTGCGAGCATAAGGCAATAGGTGGCAACATTTTCCGTTAGAATTCGTTTCATTTTCGTCATTATCCATTAACGTGGGTTTAAAGTTTATGAACAAAGTTCACTTTATTTATAAATATATTTGTGTGGAGGAATATTTTGTGTATATTTGTAGAAATAATTAAATAATCAAGTCCTATGAAAAATTTATTTCTTTCTCTTGTTTTAGTGATGGTTGGTTTAGTTGCTAACTCTCAAGTATTTGTTGTAAAAACCGATACTATCCAAAAATTTCAACATCCAAAAGAAGTTAATTTTATCCCATCTTTGGAAAATGGTTTAATCACATATACCACTCTTGGTCAGGGGGAAGTTGTTTACACTATTGATGTTGATAATGAATCTTTAACTATGAAAAATGGCGAGGGTGTGGTATTTAATTTTGTTATCACTGAGGTATTCAAAAATCCATCAAACGATATTTTAATTTCTTTTGAATGTGTTGATACTAAAGGTTTTAAAGGTGTTGTAGTTCTTTACAAAAATGATAATAAATCAGTTAATATGTTAGTTGAGTATGACATTAATAATGAAACTACTGAAGGTTACATGTGTTTTGATGTTAAATGTAAAAAGAAAACCCCTCGTTAGAGGGGTTTTTAATTAAATAACTTGAATCCTTATATAATCATTTGTAGAAAATGAACGTTCCATATCTTCGTCACTACCATCAACAAATACAGGACATTTTGCCGATATACCCGGAAAACCATTAATACGATAAAAACTTGTGGATTTTAAATTATTACAAAAAGCTCTAAGATTTGAATTTGAGGTTGGGTCATTAAAGAAATTCTTTGACGTTTGACTTACTTTTGGGTCTGTAAAATTACCTCCTGAATAATCCCCTTTATGTTTAGGATGCATGTGTCTATTTGCTCTATCGTCAGGACATCCTGGTGTTCCTCTTTCATTAAGTATTTTATTAAATAAATCCCATGGTAATGGTTTGACAACGTATTTAGAAAAATCATTACCTACCTTCCATGTGTACACCCAACCGGTAGGATTATTTTTATCTTTTTTACCTGTCCATCTTGGTTCAGAACAATGTTCCCCTTCCACAACAGTAATACCTTTGTCTGATAATAATTTTTGATACGCCTCTTTTTTAACTACAAGCATTCCCTGATAATTTCCACCCACTGAACTTATTGTTTCATATTTACCTACCCCATAAACTTTATCGCCAGTTTGTTTAGCAATTTTTTCTATATCACGACTTTGTTTTTGAGGAACCTCAACAACTTTAATACCACCATTAAGTGTTTTTATACCTAAATTAGATAAATCAGGACTTTGAGTGGTGGTTTGTGTTGTACCAGTAGTTTGTGTTGTATCTTGTTCAGATATAACTTTTTTTATAATTCTAACTAAATCATTTTCAGTTAGTCTAATTACTTTTTTCATAATAAAATATTTTATTAATAAATATGTTTGTGTGGACGAATATTTTGTGTATATTTGTAGAAATAATTAAATAATCAAGTCCTATGAAAAACTTATTTCTTTCTTTAGTAGTTACCCTAACAAGTTTAGTTGTTAATGGACAAATTGTTACAGTAACAACTACAAAATTTCAAAATTTTAATCACAGTTCATTAGTCCCAACATTTCAGGCAATGGATATGGATTTGATAGAGTATCCTGACTATGGGATTGGGAAAAATGTTTACACATTTGACTTCAATAAAAAAACAGTTCACCTAGTTAATTTCAATGGGGAATTTGATTTCCCAATCACTGAAATTTTTGAAACAAAAAATGTTTTTGATTGTATTGTTGATGATAACGGTACCAAAACATACTTCACACTTGGTAAAATTGAAAATGAAGATACTCTTGAGTTTATCACTGAATACCAAGATGGTAATAGAGTTTTTGGTTCTTTTTCAAAAGGTGATGATGTCACATTCACCATTAAATAAAAAAAGGGAAGACACGTCTTCCCTTTTTAATTTCTAATTATTTTTATATTAAACAGTCATTTTAGGAAGTTTTGCCTTTTCCAACTGTTGATTAACAAGGAAACTAAAAATTAAGTTATCAAATGATTGTCCTTGATTTTGTCCTTTAGTACCTAATAATTGTTTAGCCTTTGCTACGTCATATAAATTACCATTTCCACTTCGGTCTAATAGGTCTTTCATTTTTTGAGTCCAAAGACTTTTAAATACTTTTCCTTTTGCCGCTGTTTCCATATATTTTGAAAATGGATATGTTTTAAATTGTTCAGTTGTGGTAAATGATTTTGCCAAAACATTTATATAATCTTTCAAATTAGAAACCATGTCACAACATGGATTACCAGGGTCTGGAGTACCGCAATAAGAAACCCAACCAACCATATTTTTTTTATCTCTAGTTTGATTAAGAATGTCATAAAAAACAGGGTCAAAAAATTCACACAAACCACCATTATTTGTAACATTCAAAAAATCATTAATATTTTTATCAGTTAACCCTTGTAGTTTATAAGTAACACCTTTAACTGTTGGTCCAGCCGCTACCTGTTGAGTTGATTGTTCACTCAAATAATTTCTCTTGGTAGCACTTTGATGCATTTCCAAAATTCTGTTTCTTTCTTCAGAAGAAATATCTAATAATTTTTTCATAATTTAATTTTTATTTATAAATACATACAATTTTAAAAAAATCACATACTTATTGCTAAATAAATAAAATAATGGCAGCTAAATCAACAGGTTCAACGAAGTTATCATTCGGAGTTAAGAAATCAGGTAAATCATCAAAGAAATTTACATCCAATAAAACAAGTAAGAATTACAAAAAACCTTATAAAGGTCAAGGGAGGTAAAAAATGAAAGAGTATATTAAAAAACAAATCGGAAACATCAAAAAGTTTTCTTTTGCTGAAATGACTTCCAATAGCACAGGAAAGACATCAGGAAGTGGAACTGCAGGTCTTTACATCGTTTTTATCGGTGGGATAACATTCTTTATGGGATGTGTAGATAAAATGTTTTTAAACAAAGATATTGATGTTATTACACAATCAATCATCCTTGTTGGTATTGGAGCAACTCTTTTAGGTTATAGAAAATCAAAAGATAATTCTGATGAAACAACAATTATTGAACCGATAGAAGAAACAACTGAAGAAGAAACACCTTCAAATTAATTCCACCAACGTTCAATATTCTCACTCAAGATTTTGAAAAGTAACTTTCTAGCCCTTTCGTGATTGTATCTTCCGATATTCAAAGCAATTCTTGATTTAACCTCGTATGAAGTTAAGTCCTCGTTGTCCATTTTAAAAATATGATACTTTTTATTGGTAACAATTTTCTTATACACCAATGGATATTTTTTGAAAAAATCATTTAGATTTTCTTTTTTCAAACGTGTCTCCATATAATACCCACCCTCACCATCTTCAATACCTTCACCTGTCGGAACAAAGAAAAAATCTTTTTCCTCATAATCCATGTATTCCATGGTATAAAAATCTTCCTGAACTTTTTCCATCAGTTTAACACACAACATCATTCTTTTAGCATCAAGGTCTGAATTAGTGTGAAATCCTTTTTCTTTAATGTACTTAGCCTGTTTTTCTAACTTGAACTTGAATACCTCAAAAATATAATGGTCGTCCCAATCACGGTCTTTCCAAATAACAGGAAACCACTTAATCAGATTACCAACAGAGGTAAAAAAACCTCTTACTTTATAACCAATTTTAGTCCAATAAAGTTCTTTTATTTTTTCAATCATAACTCAAGAATTGCTTTCTTACCAATTAATTGTTTTTTCAATGAAACAATACTACATTCAAAGTCCAAAGAATATTGTGTTAATTCTTCAGAATCTTCATATTTTTTAACATATAATTCAACCAGATTTTCCGCAGATTGAATTTGCCCGAAATGAGTTATTGAACCAATAACTTTACGTATCCATTGAAAGTCCCTATCCATAGGACAAATATACATAATCTTTCTTAGTTATACAACAATGCGGTTAGTTGTGGATTACTTTTTTCATACATACGTATCATAATCCCTGCCTCAGAATTGGCATAGTTTTCTTGTGATATAGTATTGAAACCTTGCAACTTAATATTTCTCTGACGAGCGAACTCATGAACCCACTCGTGAGCGACAGTTCTTAATATGTCAATCAACATTCTACCAGCGGCAAGAACTTTAATTTTACCAGTAATTTCACTACCTGTAGTCATCTTACCGAAACGTTCACCAAGAAGGTGAATGTCAACGTCTTTCTTGAGTGGAGAGTTTTTTTGGCAAAATCTCAAGAAGTCCTGAATAACATTTATCTGTTCAGAACCAAGTCCACTAGATTTATCATACAAATTTACTTTCATCTTAACAATAAATATCTTATATTTCTTTTGTATATATAATTATGAAAAAGAGTTTTTTTGAAAAAGTCCTAAATAAAACAAACAAAAAAGACATTGACCAATGGTTTGGTGAAAATTCCGAAATCAAAGTTACGGAGTTTTCTCATTCAATTAGTCAAAAAAGAAACATTTTATCCATAAAATTATATCCAACAAATTATGAATACGCAATTGAACTTTTTCCAGAAGGTTTGGAAATTCTTGTCTTACATACTGTCAAAATTCTTTCACTTCCTGAGGATTATATATTAACAACATCAATAGAACATTAAAATTATGGCACATCCAATCCTACATTCAAAATCATCGGCAAAAAAATTCGGAGGTAAATGGGAAGATTATATCCATCTACACGAATGGTTAGATGAAACAAAGGCTTGGTATGGTCATTCGTTACACAGAATGTTCAGACATCATTCAGAAGGTATATTTGAAATGGAACAAAAGTTTGGTCCTGAATTTAAAAATAGTGACGGAAAAACGGTATACACCCGTTATGTCGGCGAACAACATGTAATGGAAGATTGTAACGGATACATACCTTCCGCAAAAGAATGGGTGTTAGCATTAGAAAATAAACAAAGACCTTTATGGATGATTAAAACCATGAAGTTAGAAATTGATGATTGATATTTATTACTATGAAAGAATTATTTAAAAATCCAGAACTTGTAAAAAAATTTAAACTACTCCATTACATCTTATTAAGTAACGGTATGACATATGTTGAAAATGACATCTACCTTGGGTATGATGGATATGTTGATTATTATTTTAGTCCTTTCACTAATAAAGGTAATGCTGTTCCAGTACTACCTGATAGTATGGTAGATTTTTTAGACAAGTTTTTTGAAACTTTAAAAGATAATGTTCTTGATTTATCACAAATAGATGGTGACCAAAGAGGTAGAATAACATTTACATACTTTACATTTAATAAAAAATTTACCGTTAAGGAAACCATATTCACAATGGACTTTGAATCATCTGTAGGAGAGTTCGAAATTGATGAAAAAGAATTACTTGAAGACATGCTTAAATGGAGAGAAGAAGGTAAAACAGAAATTAGAATTGAATTCAGCGGTTCGGGTGACTCAGGTTATATTGATGATTATGGACACACTAATGATAATAATGAAAGAGTTACTCTCCCAGCAGTTTGGGAAGACAAATTATACAATATTCTTGAAAGTAACCATGGTGGATGGGAAATAAATGAAGGTTCGGAAGGAACGTTCACAATTAATAACGCCGAAGAAAAAATAGAATTAGATTTTCGTATGAATGTTGAAACAGAAGCTACTGGTTATGAATTCGAACATCAGTTCGAATTTTAATAAACCTGAATAGTTCTCTGTGGTCTGTCATCACCAAAGTCAGGACAGAAATAAGTATTGTTACCATCGTGGTAAATTGTTCCACCAACACCATTAGGAATTTTGTGTTTTTCATGAAACTTTTCATCCAAATCAATTTGGTAGTTTCCATCATGAATTACAAAACATAAGTTTTCATAACCACATTTATACTGTTGGTCTTTGTTTTTATGTCTCATAAATTCGTCAAAAGACATTACGTATCTCGCATCTTCGTTAATGTATCTTTTAACAATGAATTCTAATTGGTTTTCTGTAATAATAAACTTTTTCATATCTTATAAATAGTATCTTAAATTATATTTTTAAAATATCCTTCATTAAGGTATTTTCATTAAATTTAGGGTTATTTAAACTTTGTAAAATAAATTTTATATATTTTGTGGTGTCATTTTCAGTAGGTGGTGCGTAGGTATACATAAATTGCTTAAGAGTTGGTTTTTGACCTTTATTATAATTAGGAGCTTGACCATAATCCGGCATTTCACCTTTAGACCATTTAATGATTTTTTGTTCTATTAAAGCCTTTGAACCTAAACATGGTGAACTAAATTTTGCAAATCTACCAACTTTACCGTCTAACGTAGTTTCTTTTGTAACATCTTTATCAACCGATTTAAAACCATCCTGATAATCTAAATTACCTGGATTATTGTTTCTATAACTTCTTGAACCTTTTCCATTATTATCAGTTTTATTCCATCCCTCTTTCTGTGCCATAACTTTAGCTAATTTAAATTGAGGTGTTGACGGACCATAACCTGAGCAACCTATAACTTCGTCTAAATTATCTTTGTTTATATTATTTGTTTTATTTATTTTTGTTTTTTTTTT